TAATCTAAAATAGCATTGTTCATTGGAGCTTCATATGGCTCACGGAATTTCTTTTTGTACTCTAAGTATTGTTCTTTTGTAATAGGTAACCCTAGAATTTGTAAAGCTTTCATACCATTTTCTGATAGTCCTGCATCTGAAGCTATTTCTTGTTCAATATCTGTTACAGAATTTGCAATGCTTGATGCTTGAAGATTATTTTTATATAAATCCAATGCTTCAGCATATGTTGTTCCTGGCTGATTAACTTTTTCAGATACATACTTTAAATAATCTGTGTATTTACCTTCATCTGTAGTTTGTTTGCCATACTCATAGAATTTACCTTTCTCTTCATAGAACTCTTTAATCTGCATGTAAACTTTATCAATATCAAAATCCGCTCCTGATATCTCAATAAGTTCTTGAGCAAACATTGCTGATGAACCATAAAATGCAGGTAAGAAGTCAACATGTTTTACATTTATTGTAGAATGATTATCTTGAGATGGAATACGTACAGCAAACATTTTTGATAATAGCTCTGGAAAATTCATGCTACCATTTTCAACTAAATCCATTATAGATTTAAAATGAGCTGGCATAAGCATCTCAGTATATCTTTCACCTGTAAACTTACCATTCTTATCATATTCTTTTACACCCGATCTTAAACGGTCAAGTATAACAATACCTTCTTTAGGAACGTTAATATCCTTCCAAGATCTTTCACCACCTATATTATTTGATTCTATAATATCAGGTTTATATTTATTTAATTTATTAAAAACTTCTTCTCTTATAACTTCAGATCTATCAGGAATACCATTTTCATCAAAACTAAACACTCTTCTATAAACTTTAACACCAAAATCAGATACTAAAGCTACAGCATGTCCTGGTGCTTTTTCAGCAAGTGCACCTTTACTTAAATAACTTAAGAACAATTGCTCAAATTTATTTAAAGTAATAGGATTATTTAAATCATATTTTTGTTCTCCATCTTGAGTTGAAAAGAACTCCAACAAATTACTACTTGCTTGAGATGCTTTAAGACCCTCAGTAGCATATCTTAAGAATGCTGTTAAGTTAGGAGTCAATTTATTGTTTTGTTTAGAAATTGCAAGTTCTTGCATTCCTTTTTCAAAACTAAAAATTAAATTCCTTTTGTTTTTAAACTTTAACTCAACTTTAGCTGAGGTAGCAAGATTGTATGCAGTTCTAATTTGACCTACAGTCATTCCTAAAGCTTCTACATATACACTATCTTTTTGTTCAGAAGTAACAATATTCTTTACTTGTGTTGGATCAATAACTTCTGTCTTATTTGAAGGAGTTAATACCTGAAGACCCATGTATTTTGCACTCAATGTACTATAACCATTTGTAAATGAGCTAGTATTACCCAAATCACTTAATGGATTTACACGTTGCTTTAACATTTTAAGTGCACTTAATGGTGCAGCTATACTAATTGTATCTTTAGTTTTCTCAATAGCTTCAAGTTTAACTCTTAAATTATGTAAGTCAACTTTAGTTTCTTTAGCTACAAAAGTTATATTTCCATTTTCATCTACTACTTTATTAGATGTGAGTTGTGGAGTTAATACAAAAGCAGACATCTTAATAAATGTTTTACCATCACCATATACTAACTTTTTAGAGTTAAGCATACTACCCATATCAACATAACCATCTTGACCAAAATATTCTTCAGAAGAAATATCTTCACCAGCTTCAATTTTATCAATAAGTTTTGCTTGTGCAGGAGTAAGTTTACCAAATCCAAACCACATATATCTAAATGCTTTTGTAGTCATCCACATCTGAGCATCTGATCTATTAATATTCTTTCCCGTTAAAGTAGAAACACCCACGGGTTCTTCTAAAGAAACTAAACTAATATCATCAACTGTATGCATCACACCTAAATCTTTTGCAGATATAGAAGTATAAGCACTATAGTATGCTGCATTCTGCATCTTAGCTCTTTTAACAGCATCAACTCCATCTTTTAATGTAATAGCTTGGTCACCCAAAAGAACATCATTTATAGAGGCTGTATTGATCCAGTCATTAAAAAATATTTGTTTTAAGTTATATTCTTTATCATAAGTAAGATTAAGTAATTCAGCTGACTCAATTAAATTTTGATCAGCTTTTCCTGTAGTAACTAAACCTTTAGTAATACTTTTACCTAATTGATCTTCAATTTTTAAATCTACTAAGCCTTTAGAAAAGATATCATATTGACTTTCTAACTGAGTATTAACAATAGCTCTAAAAGCATTGGTAGTTACATTTAATTCTTTTAAAGCCTCCTTCAATAATGGAGCATCTTTACGTTTTGCAATTTCTTCTAAAGAAGCTTTTAATTCTGGAGTAAGTAATAAACCTGTATTTATTAATTGAAATGCTCTACCATCTTCAGTATTGTAACCAAGTTGAGTATTTTGATCAGCAGTTAAAGGATTTAACTCTCGTATAACTCTAGCAGATTCTTCTCTTCTGATTCTATCATACTCACTTTCAATATTATTTGTAAATGCATCTAGTATTTCATCAGTCAATACAACTTTACCACCACCTGGTTTTTCAAACTTAACAGCTTTAACCACAGGTAGATACATTAAATCTCCAGTATTAGATGCTTCTAAAACTCTAATGAGAATTGGAGCTAATGCAGCTTTAACTGTTTTATTTAATTTGTCATCAAAGTATTCAACTGAATCTACTTTATTACTTTTAGTATTTAATAATGCAGTATATGTATTAAGTATACTCAATGCAAATTCCTGTGGTGTATAATTACCATAAGTTGATTTATTAGATAGACCTGAGATTTTATCATTAAGTTCTTCTTCAGTACTATTAATTTTACCAACACTACTTCCCGCTACTCTTAATACCTTTTGTCTATTTTCTGCAGACATTTGTATAAATGCATCGCTATTCAATAAGAAGTTATTAGCCAAGTAAGGATCAGAATCTTTAAGACGTTCTAATTCTGCTACATCATTTAACTCTTGTATTCTTTTTAAATGATAAGTAGGTAATTGATGAGCATATACTAAGTTACCTTCAGGATTTTTGAATACAGATGCTCCAATTGTTTCATCAAACGGTGCATTTTGAATTGCTAATGTTCTAAGTCTAGAACTAGCTCCTGTTTCTCCTTCACTAAAGATATCATTACCTTGTTGAATTAATTTATTTATTTCAAGAATATCACTATAGGTCATTGGTGTTTGTTCAGAATTAGCATTTAATAATGCTGCCTGTGCAACTGTAGGATTATTTCTTGATGATGCAATACTAAATGCAATAAACTGCTTACTTAACTTAATACCAGTAAGTCTAAAAATATCTTGTGAATATTTAGAAGATAACTCAGATAATTTTGGACCTGTAAGTTTTGTATCACTAGGTTTTAAATAACTTGCAAAATCTTCTAATATTTTAATAGTTTCATTTTTAACTTTAGCATCAGATTTAATTTTCTTTTCGGCTTGACCCCAAGCTTGAGACCATGATTCTAATTGTGAATTAATATCATCTCTTTGAGCAGCAGAATAAATTAATACTGCACCAGCATTATCTCTTTGTACAAATAAGTAGTCTACTCTAAAGGTTGTAAATCCTTTTACAATAGATTGAAATAAAGAACCATTTTTAATCTCAGTAGGTAATGGACCTGACTCTAATAATGTATCAACAGATATGCCAAAGTCTTGCAATAATCTTGTTACAACGGCACCAGTTTGAGGATTATCTAATCCAAAGAAGTACATATTCTGTAACATCTTTTTAGGATCATCAATATTCTTAACAGCTTTTAATAATCCGTTATAAGCAGATACAAAGTTAATTGGAACAATTAGTTTTACTCCTGGCTTTAATTCTTTGTTACCAAAGTAATCTGTTTCCTCTATAGTTGTAGTAGCTAAGTAACTTCTTAATCCTTCAGATAAAGAACCAAATCCACCAATCATAGAAGCATCCATGTTATATTGCTCTACATTTCTTAAACCAACTTGCTCTTCAAAATACTCGTTATTGTATTCTTCTTCCTGAGTTTGTTTAGTTATGATGTTTAATACTTTATAAACTTCAGATTTTAACTCATCAGAAAAATTATAAAACACGTCATTAATTTGAGGTAAAAATTTCTTTTGTTCATCTGAAAGTTTTTGATTTGCTTCAGTTTCTTCATCATATAAAGCAGCAAAATCATTTAAAACATTTTCAAGTATGTCTCCGCGTTTAACATTTGGATCTTTTACTTTTGCAATTTCTTGTATATACATAGCTGCTATACTTGAAACCAAAGGTTCAGCAATAGCACTATCTAAGAAATAATATCCAATTTTATTGTTAGCATTTTGTTCTGTATCATATGGTAGTAATGCATTAGCTTCTAATGATATACCAGTCATCAAACTAGTAACAAACTGATTTTGACTTATTGACGCATTTTTAAATTTACCTGCATCAATGTTTTCAAATAAAGTAAGTAATTCATTCTTAGTAAAGGATTTGAATACAGACTTAATCCACTCCATAATTCTAGTGAATAAAGACTTAACAGTAGAATCTGTTTGAGTTGACTTTGCATTTGCTTTAAATTTTTCAAATTCATCAGCTAAATATTCTTCATAATATTCTTGTTCTAATCTTTCAGGGCTCATATTAGTATAAGTATTAGCTGAATTTCTGAATCTTTCTAACTCAGTTTTAAAGCTTTTACCTTCTGCTCTTAATTTTGCCCTTACTTCTTTTCTAGCAATTGCTAAATATTTTTTAATTTCTGCATCAGTTAATAACATTCTGAATACACCGTGGAATGCTTCATGATATTTAAATGGTGATTTAGCTCCAGTAAATAATGTACCATTAACAGTTAATCCTCCACCTATATTATTAAGGTTTAATACAAATGCTCCAACACGTACACCACCAGCTTTAAGATTATCAGCTAATGTTTTAATATCTTCTAATGTTATAAAACTTGGAAGATTATCTGAAGTCCATGCTGTAAATACAGCAATATCTTCAGCATCAGTAATAGCATCTTCAACAGAAACTATCTTATTAGCTTCACTTTCTAATTTCTTTCTTTGAGCTAAAAGATCTTGATACTCTTTACTTTTTTGAGTAGCTACACGTTTAGCTGATCCAACCAATCCTTCAGTAAGTTGTGCTTTAAGAGTTTCTAATTGTTCTTTAACAACTTCTAATTTATTTAATCTAACACCATTTCTTAATGCATTAATATCATCTACATTAATATCTTCAGGATTAATGTTTTCTGTATCAACAGTATTAGCTTTTTCTTCTTGTCTTCTTTTTTCTGCTTCAATTCTTTTTTCTGCTGCTTCTATATCTAAAACAATTTCTGTTGGAACAAAAGCTGTTTGTTGAACTACAGGAATATTTCTAGCAGCTTGAATAGCTGAAGAATCTGCAGATAATTGAATTACATTAGGAGACACTACTTGTGGTGCAACTTGCGTTGTTGTTTTATCAAGTATCTCTTGAACACCAGCCTCTCTTGAATATGAAGATCTAAAATTTGCAGCTGTAATATTTACATCAGCAGCAACTACTGCAGGTAATTCATTAAATTTATCTAATAATAATTTAACTTTATCATCAACTGATAGATCTTTATTTGAAATGTCAGTTTTATTTAATCTAACTATACCTATTTGTTTATTATTTGAATCAGAAATTTCTAATTCAATTTTACCCCATGGACTTACTTGTAAAGAAAGTCTATAACCAGGTTTAGCACTTATAAATAATTCACTTCTTAATGCTTTGTTATAATCAATATTAAATCTTTTATCAAATTTTTCAGGATTTGATTCTGGATTATCAACTAAAGTTGTTTCAGCTCTATTTAATAATTCAAGGAACTTAGCATTTAAATCAATTGATTTAGCTTTTAAATTTGCTAAGGCATATGTTCCATCAGGTAATAATACTGCAGCTACATAGGCATCTGTCAAACTTGTAATACTATCTAACAATCCTTGTTTAGTTAAACTTTCTTCAACTCTATCTATTAGTTGTCTTCTTTCTTCACCTTCAAGATTAGATATAGCAACTTTAGTTCTTGCTCCTCCTTTGTTATTTTCTAATTGATAAATTAAATAATTACCTTCTTCATCAGCAGCACTAAATTGTAAATCTACTAATGGCTTTGGAGATTTATTATACATTGTTACTCCTGGTTTAGAAATAAAAGATAAACCATTTGGTAATTCAGAAAATGGAATAACTCCATCAGGATTATTTGCTACTAACTCAGGTAATGCAGAACTTAATAAATTATTTAATGCAAAGTTATTTTGAGCACGTTTTAAATCTTCTTCACTATTTACATCCATTCCTGCAGGAACATAAACTATATTTTTATATTCTTCTACTGTCATGGTAGCTGGATTAATAACAGTACCCTGAGAATTAGTAATTATAAAATTGGTATTTTGCATAAAACCAAAAACACCATTTAATGCATTACTTTTGTTTAAACCATTCTTTTCAATAGCAGCATCAATCTTAGCTTGTACAATAGGATTAGAAGTTCTAATTCCTACAGAGTAGTTTGCAGTTATTGTTTGAATATATGGATTTGCTTCTTTAAAACCAGGAATAATTAAATATCCATTGTTTAATCCACCTTCAGGATCTAATGTAACAACTAATTCTAATTCATTAAGATCTTCAGGAGACAATACAGACATAACTAAGTTATATCTTGCAATTGCTTGTTCTGGACTTTCTAACCATTGATTAGTAACAGCATCTTTATTTCTGTATGCATAAGGTTGAATAGGTTCATTTATATTCAATCTACTAACGCTTTGCGGTAGTACTTTAAGATCTAAATCTTGAATACTAAATGATGCTTTAAATTCACCAGGCATTACATTAATGGTGGCTTTTTTAGTTTCTTCTATTGAAGGACTGATTTCATCAGATGGTACTACTAATAATTTACGTTCAGTACCAATTTGTTTTGGTTGACTTACTACAATAAATTCTTTACCTGTTTGATCATAGACAAGTTGACCATAGTTTAACTCTACATCATCAAAAACAAATGTAGTAATATCTGGTGCTGCACCATCAATAGCTTTTTGTATAGATAATGCTTTAACTTTGTCACTTTCAATAAAGATACCAAATGCAGGAACACCAAATCTATTTAATGTTTCTTCATCTAATGGTTGCTTATATTGATCAACCAATTGATATGAAGTACTTATATTCCCTTCTGAGTCAACAGTCTTTAGTTCAATTAATGAAACAGCATTACCTTTCTTAACTATTGTTATATTCTTATTTCCTTCAACAGCTTCTCCTTCACTAGGTAACGATTCAGTTTGGCCTGTAATATCATCAATAGTTAATCCTAATGCATTAACAACGTTCTGTACTAAGTCATTTGTTTTACCTTCTTGACTTTGTAACCATGGTATTAACCCAGATTCATTTTGAATTTCTACTTCAGTTAACGGGTTATTTGGATTTACTAATGTATCATTATCAATCCAAATTTTCTTAACAGCAATAAATGCAACTCTATGATTTTTACCATCTTCACTATTGATCCATTTATCTAAAGTGATTGGTTTTTTACCAGCAACAGTTTGTTTAGCTGCATATTTAGCATAGGCTTTTTTCATTGTATTATCTAATACAACTGAATCTTTAACTGAAACTTCAATGTTTATATCAGCTAATATATCATCTACATCAGACCTACTTTCTTCTGCTACTTCTTCATCTGTTTTAACTTCTTCTATTTTTTTATCAGGTCTAGTTTGTTCATAGTCATTTAATAATGCTTGTATATCTTCTAGATCTTGTCTGTCTAAAATACCTAATTGTTCACCTTTTTGATTATAAAATATTTTTAAATATTTGGTGTCTCCAGTTTCTAAAAACATTTGCATTTGCTCATTATTGGGAATAAATCCTGCTTTTGCAATTTGATTGGCTAATTCATTTCTTTCAATTATACCAATATAATCACTTACTTGTTGTTCAAATATTGATTTTCTGTTTTTGTATTGTTCTTTTAATACTTCAGATGTTCTTTCAAATACAAGATCAAACTTTTGAGGATCATTTAAATACTCAATTGCTTTATCATAAAGTTTAGCTCTACCTTGTAATGCAGTATAATCTATAATTTGTTTTAATGCAGCATCAATATTATCTTTATTTACAAATGTACCAGATGTTTGAGCCATATGTTTAATATAATTTTCAAATTCTTTTCTGAGTGCACCCATTTTTCTTTTATCAAAAGAACCATCTTTAGTTTGATTTTCTAGTAATACATTTTTAAATGCGGATAATCTTTCTTTTTTGTCTGTTTTTTCTTTTATTTTGCTTTTATTACTTTTATCTCCATCTAAAATTTTAATTTCCTCAGTTAAAAATGCTATTTCTTTATCAATAGATTCTTGATCTAACAATACAGTTAAATCACTTGCTGCCATTTTATCAAACAATGGATCAGATGCTAAACTTTGATATATACTATTTGATCTTTCTAATGCTCTAGTGAATCCATCTTGAGTGAACATATAAAGATATCTAGCATGCTCAAATGCAATTTGTTTTATTTTTTCTTCTACGTATTGTCTTGAATCTTTTTCATAAGCTTCAGGTATAAATGGATTTGGATATCTATCTTTTGATTGACTATATACTTCTTCAGTTTTGTCAATTTGATTGACCATACTTTGAAGACGTTCTCTAATCTTTCCATTCTTAATATCTTTTTTGCTTGAAGGAAAAGCTGTAGCTAAATCTTCATCAGACATTTTCATATAATCAAGTAATTGATCTTGAAATAAAGCAGCACCACCAGAAACTAATACAGTATGTATTTGATTAAATTTAGCAAAATCAGTTTCATCAGTAAAATAAAATCTATCCATAGCAATAGATGCTAATGTCTTTCCCTGAGCTGCTGCCTTTTGTTGTAGAAAATTAAATCTTTTAGGATCAAAAATTGAACTTGGATCTTGTGCTTGTGCATTCCAAACAGCGTTGTAAGTATTAACTGTAGATTTAACTAGGTTATCTCTTTTTTGTTTATACTCAGCATACTTTTCTGGATCAGAAACTCTTTGATATAAAGCAGGTACACCTTGGAAAAATAATTTTTGCGGTATAGAAACTATACCACCCATTAAAAATCCTGACATAAATGTTTCAAATCCTTGAGCTGAAACTTGTTGACCTAATCCAGCTTTAACTGAAGCATTAAACAATTCAGGTCCTCCATTCATTGGATCTTTTAATACGGAAGTATAATAGTTTTTAGTACCCGATGAAATAGCTTCCTGAGAAAGTTCTTGTACACCCTCTCCTAAATTTGCTGCAAAATATCTTAATGAACCCTGACCTAATTTTGTTAAATTACCTTTAACTCCTGCATTAGCAAGTCTTGTGGCTAATCCTTTAAGTCCTGTACCAGCATCTTTAAATGGAGATAATGATTTTACACCATCTTTTCCAACAGTTTGTGCAGTTTTAATAATTCTACTACCAATACCTTTTGCTTGTTCATTAAATATTCTACCCAATGATTTGTTAAAACCTCCTAATGAATTACCTAAAACTAATTTATTAGTCAAGTATATTACAGGCATGTTTGTCATTGTAGTTGCAAATGCAGCTTTGTGTGCATTATTTTGAATATCTGCAACTTGTTCTGTAGTAACCGGGTTACCATTATTTTCAGCAAATTTAATATCCATACCATCTTTAACCAATTGATTATAGACCATACCTCCTTCAAGTTTACTTTCTGATAATGCTAAATTTAAAGCTCTAGCATCTCTATAAAATGCTCCAGCATACTCAGATGCTTTAGCCATATTAGTTAAGTTTTGTGCTACTACTTCTGTAGTTTTTAATCTTTTAACAGCAGCTAATGTTTCAGGTGCAAATATTCCAGCAGTCATTTTACCACCAGCTCTGGCAATAGACCAAAAATCTTTTGCTGCATCAACACCTTTTAATGCAGTCATCATTCCTCTACCTGCACTATAGAGTCTACCAACTGTAGTAGCTTGACCAATACTTCTTACTAGTCTTTCAGCATTAGCTGTAGTTCTTGTTGCTAATAATGGAGTAGCACCACCAAATGTTCCTACTTCTAAAGCCGCTAATGCTAATTCTTCTGCTGCAATTGAACCAATAATACCTACTGTGTATGCAGAATTTAATAATAAATTATTTGTAAAACCTAAAGCACCTCCTCTAGTTGAATTACCAATTGCCATTGCATCTTCAAACTCATTAGCAGATTTTAAATCTGTTGTCATTGATTCACCAGTAAACATAGATCCAATAGATCTATATCCACCCATAAATCCTGTTCCGGTTAAACTTCCAAACTGACCCCACATTCTACTCATATCATCATAGATGGTTGAGTTAGCATTATAGTATGCTTCATTATCTGCAAATGGTTTCCATCCTAATTTTTGAAATTCAGGATGCTCATAATAACGCATGAAATTACTTTGCACCATTCCCGCAAAAGCAGGAGCAGCTACACCTGTTCCAGGCGCAATATTTCCTTGACTTTTTTGAAAACCTGCTTTTACATTTTGTTCTACTATTCTTTCAAATCCACCCGGTTCATTTATATTTGGTGGATTTTGTTGAAGAACCGGATCAAATGTATTAGAAGATAATGTAGGTCTTCTTGCGGCTGCATTTCCATTTGATCTAATTCCTGTTGTATCAATTAATGGCTTTAATGCATCAAGTTGTTGTAACTGTGCTAAATCTATTCTGCTCATAAGAGCATTATTTTCTTCACTATCAAACATATCCATTACAGGTTGAAATGAATTATCTTTTGGAATAACACTTTCTGTAACTTGATTATTTAAAATTGTTTGATCTAAACTGTTATTTTCAATTTGATTTTCCATGTATTAGTACCTGAATTATTTTTTGTAAATGTAGTGATTTTTTAATTTTTTCTGCCTTTAACTGCAGAATTTCTATTATAATCCTCTAAGTTTAATTGCCTTTTAATTTCAAATGATTCTTGTAATTTTCTTACTTGTTCATCAATTGATTGAGCTGCATTAAAAGAACTCATTTCTATTGGAACTTGTTGCCAATCACTTGTATTATAAGTTCCATTAGGTTGATAAGTACTATATTTATATGTAGCATAAAACTGATCAGTTCCTGTTTTTACAATTCTATATGATGCAGTTGGTGTCATACCATCTACTCCAGGATAATTATATTCTACAAATTTTTCAGGACTAGCTTCAATAGCTGACAACGTACTTGAATAATATTGATTACGTTCTGATCTAGGATTGATATCTTGTTTTTTATCAAACACCATACTAATTCCATTTTGTAATTGATCTACTTCAGATTTGCTAAATAAACCATATTCTCCTGCAGCACCAGTTGCTTCTGTTACTGAACCTTTAACTTTACTTGATAACCATTCATTAAATCCATCAATAGTATAACCAGCTGTAGTTTTATCACCTTCTCCTGCAGGACCCATTGTACCAGAATATATAATGTTTGCTCTTGGTGTAATACCCGCTGTATTACTACGTTTAGGATTACCTAACCATGTTGTCATATCTGATATATATGCATTATATGCTTTAGTAGCTAATGCATCATTAACTATAGATTTACTATCTTTTTTATCTGATAAATTACCAAGTACCATTGTATAGCCACCACCTTGTGAATCTAACATCTTTTTTTGAGTAATCATTTGAGCTAAGGTAGCTTGACCTTCTGATGTAGCAGATAAAGGATCTATGATAGCTTTATAAACTGGTGATATAGTCATATCAGAAGCACCAGTTCTTCCATACAAAGTACCTTTAAATGTTCCTGTTTCAAATTTATCACCAAGATGTCCTGTTAAAGCACTATTAGTTTTTGCTTTAATTTTATCATATACTAAACCAGCTTCAGCTTCAATAGCAGCTTTATCTAATTCGGTAACTGTTGTCATACGTTCTCTTTGTTCAGTACCACCTTGACCATCTCTAACAGTATAATATTGACCTGTACCTTTTTTAACAGTATGCATATACTTGCTATTACTAGTACCAGTATCCCATCCAATTAAATCTATATTTTTAACTTTTCCTTGATTAATAAGTGATATTACATTATTAATATATTCAGGTTTAGTTAATTCACGTTGTACACCACTAGGAAGTGTTTTATATATTCCCGGCATACCTGCATTTTCCATTAAAGATTTAACGTTAGCATCTTCACCTTTAACTAATTCTATAGCTTTATCATGAGTATTTTTATATTTATTAGATACAGTTTGAAATGTTTTATCAAGTACTTCAATTGTTGTATTAAGACCTTTATCAGAATATATTTGTTTATACAAATCATCATAAGTTTTGGTCTTACCTTTACCTGGATACTTAGCCATTTGTTTTGGATCATCTAATATTTTAGATTGTTGTTGATACAAATTATCTATATCAGATGCATATATATAATTACCCTTTTCGTCTTTTGTACCAAGTTTATTTTTTATTTGATCAATTGTTCCTATAAAATCTTTACCTTCCACTTTTACTGTATACTTTTGTGTAGGTTTACCAGAATTATCTATATCTCCTGCAGGATTTAAAAATGTTAATACATTAGTTAAAACATTAAGTTGTTTATCTCTAGCTTCGTTTCTTGGTTTATCATAATCAATAATTAATTTAGTATACATTTCTGTATTTGGATCAGGCAATCCATCTGGACCTACTTTAAATTCTGTATTTCTAGCATCGCCAATAGAAGCTTCACCACCTAATAATGTATTTAATAAAGGATTTTGAGATACAAGTTCACCTTTTGCTTTTGCCAATTCAAAATCAATTGAACCTTTAATATTAGCTAACTCAATTGCATTTAAATGTTGTTGTGTAACTTTAGCCATATCAAATTGAAACTGCTTTTGTTGTTTAGCATACTCATTAACTTTCATAGTATACTCCATATCTCTAGCACCATAAGCTTGAGCAGCAGCTTGCATATCTTTAGCTATATTATTTTGCATTAAAAGATTATAAGCTTTATTTAATGTTCCTTCAAAATCTTTAACGGGTGCATTAGCTGTTTTTTGAATATTAAACTTTGCATCTAAAGCTGCTTTAGTAGCTTCATAAGATGAACGTTCTGCAAGCATTGCTTTTTCATCATCTGAACCCGGAACAACACCATTACTTATTTTATAGTTATCCCATCTAACATTTACATCTTGAGCATTAGCTAAAGCTTTTATATCTTTCTTTAAATAATATTCATTTTGTTGATTAATTCTATTAATAGTTTCAGATGCCCAAGCAGCTTGACCTTCTTCTTTAGTTGCAAATATTCCATTAGCCATACCTTCTGCAGCAAAATCTCTACCTCTTACAAAAGCTTGATTTTGATAATGTCTAACAACTCTTGGATCATCTAATAAAGCTTTTTGAATATATTGTAATGCAGGACCAGTAACTAAATTACCATTCTGTTCTGTAATAATCCAATCAGTATTTACTGTACCATTGGGATTCATACCATAATGATCTACCTTTACTTTTAAAGGAGGTTTCATTGCACCTAATGTTTCTTGTGCTAATTCAAATAAATCAGCATCTTCAACAAACTTAGGTAATCCCATTTTAATTGCTTTATCAGGAGAAGAGTTAATAAAATCCTCCATATGATATTGTAAACCTTTTACTCCATCTTGAGAATATTTTTCTCTTTGCTTTTGATCAGGAGAATCAATAAGTCTATTTGCATAATCCATTTCTTTTCTATAGTTAGAAGTATGCATTATATCACTAACTATTAAATCATCTTCAAAAAATGGAGCGAACACTGACTTAGCAGAATCTGCATTTTGTGCCAATGATAAATCCATCCCTGAGATCTTCTCTAAAGATGGAGCTAATTGATTTATATATTGGTCTCTTTGTTCTTTGGTATCTGTTCTAGACAAATCTGCATAGACAACTTTATTGTAAAGATCATTAGTTGCCTTCCAATTAGTATTATACTTATCTGTTCTGACATCAAGTACAGCAGACAAAAATTTATAGTCTGGTGTAAATGGTTTAATGTCGGGTAAATATGTTTCTGCTCCTGGTACGTATGTTGCCATAATTGTAAATTACTAAAATTTATTAAGTTTAACAAGATAAATCATAAAACTTTTAAAGTTTATGCTCCCATCTTTCCTGTATAGAATGGCACCACCATTCTTTTTATTTCTTTTCCTGATTTACTCTGAGTCTGTGGATAACCTATTGGAGCACCTCTTCTTTGTGCCTCTAATTGTGCATTAGTTATATCAGGATCAATTGCTGTTTGTCCTGGAAATAATTTATTAATAAGAGCATCTGGCATTGGTTTACCCGTTTGTCTTTCATAATCAACAACTTGATCATAAAAGTTTTTAATTAAATCAGGTTGTTTACCTACTTTTTGAAGAGCTTTAGCACCTTTAAATCCAATAATACCTCCAGTTGTAGGATCAATTGAATAATTATCATATATTGAATTTAAATTAGCTGTATTAGCTCTATTAGTAAGTGCAGCATTAAATAATTCATTCTCTTTACCAATCTTCCAATTTTGAAAGTTATCACTAGATTGCAAAGTCTTTTGAGTATCATCATAAACTTTCATATTTCTAGCTTGATTGATAGCATCAACTTGCATATTCAATTGTGATTGCATTGGAGCTACTTGATTCATTATACGCACATTATTGGTATTGACATTATTAATACCTTGAGCAATGTTATCCATAGCCGTACCTTGAATATTTGAAGCAGCAACAGCTTGTGGTCCACCGACAGCACCTAATGCTTGAGCCATAGTATTTGCAGCTGCTAAATTTGCATTAGCATTACCTCTCCAATCATCTAATACATAATCTACTTTAGCTGGTGCAGCATCTGGTGCCCATGGTAAATATAAATTATCATCAATTAAACTTAATGCATTTAGATTATTAACATCTTGTCTCCACCATTCTGGTTGAGGTGGCATATATTCGTTAACTGGTGGAACTTCTAAAGGAGTTTTTGATACTGGTGGAACATTACTATTAATTGTAGCATTACTAGGTTGTATATCACCTAGTTTAAAACGTGGTGTATTGTATGTACGTAATCCTAATTTACTATCAAATCCTTCACCCTTAACATAACCTTTATCACCTTTTTCTTTAAAGTAAGGTATATAATTATCAAGATTACCAAATGCAGCAATGTGTTCTTTTTTTCTAGTATCTTCAGCTTTTCTTTGAAACTGTCCCCACTGAGGAGCATCTGGATTATCATAATCAAATCCTGGTATTGTTGCTACAACATCTCCCCATCTATCATAAAAATCAGCTTTTGATTCTGGTAAAGCAATATCTGCAGAACCATATGCATTTCCAATTCTATTTTGAAATTCAGGTCTATTACCTTGTGATAATCTACCATATTTATATAAACCAATAGGACTTTCATTCATTGCTTTTTCTTGACCCATAAGATCTTCACCATAAATAGATACAGAACCTTGTCCTTTTTGATTTTGACTTGAAATTTTTTCTTTTCTTAATTGAGCTTCTTTATCTGCTTTAAATTTAGGAGTTTCTTTACCATCTTGATACATTCCTATTTCTTTACCATATCTTGCCATTTCCTCATTATCCATAACATCTTCATCAGCCATAGCTAATTGTTGTTCTTGCATTGAAGGATCTTCAAAAGACTGTTCTTGCTGAGGTTGTTGTTGATCCATCTGTGCCATCATTTCTTGTAACAATATTAATTGTTGTTGTTGATCAGGAGGCAAAGCAGCAAAGGCTTTCATCTGAGCTTGCTTCTTAGTAATGTTTTCCACCTTAGCAGTAAACTCAATTGGATCTTCTCCAATAGAAACTAAGTATGGATGAGCCGCTAAAGGTACACCATCATCAAATTTCTTTTTAAGTTCTTGACCAAATGCTAACTTAGACAAACCCATCATGTTTTTCTTTAACATAATCTCAGAACTACGCGCTGTTATCTCATCAGCAAATTGATCTTTCATAGTACCATAGTACTTATTAAGATCATATCTTTTAGATACTTGAGCAGGAGTCATTTTTAATTTAGTCTCTATACCATACTCAGTAAGCTCTTCTTGATTAAATCTCATCTTATCTGTATCAGAATAGATAAAAGATTGTTCTGGTAAAAACATTGGCACACCACCTTTAGAGTGTCTTGGTCCTGTTATATTATACAGACCAAATTGATTGTCATTGTTTAAATCAGTTAATACCGTTTCACCACCCTCAGCTTCAATATTTGCTTTGTCTCTAGGTACGCTAGATAAACTGTATCTAACAGATTCATCTCTTGTGGTATTTATATTAGCATTATTATAATACTCCTGTGGTAAAGTAACTAATCCATAACCAGCTTGATCACCAGTTACATAACCACCTTCTCTCATCATTTGATCTTCTTCTACTTTACCATTAACTAATTTAAAGCCTGCAGGTAAACTATTTATTTTAATTTTTGCCATAGTTATAATATTTCAATGTCAGCTCCCGCTGCAATTAATTTTGCTAATAAATTTGAATCAACATTTACAGTATTCTTTTCACCACCGTATTTGCTCATATATAAACCAGTTGTTCTATCTCCTTCACTTCCTGCAGTTCCTGTATTAATATCAAATAGTCCTCTTTTATTAAAAGGATCTTCTGCAGTAGAGTATTGAAAATCAGCACCCAATTTATTAAAGTTATCTTCTCTTGCTTGATTAATATTTTTATCTCTAAAATAATCATTAATAACATCCGCACCTTTTACTGCAAAGTTAGACAATTTTCCATAGCCTTGTACACCCGGACTATCTATAAATCTATTAAGACCACCTTCAAAATTATTTGTTCTTTCTACTTTTATTGGTTGAAATGCTGGTATACTTGTTGTTTGAGATGCAGGAATGGGTTCCATTGTAGATACATAAGTTTGATAATCATTTTCATCTATTAACTCTTGTCCAATCATACCCCTTCCATTTTCACTCATCCATTCATCTTTGGACATTAGTTGACCACCAAATTGCATTATATCTCCACCATACATGTATCCATTATTAAGATAAGCATCATATTCAGACTTAAGTTGATCAGAACTTTTACCTTGATTTCTAATAGCATCCCCTGAACTATACCATTGTTTAAATGATTTTTGTGGAATATTAGTTGAAGCAGAAGGAATTGCATTCATCATTGATGTTGCTGGTTTTGTATTAAACATACTAGGAGCGGGTTGACCATTATCTCCAGTAGGTATCATTGAATTTTGTTTATTTATATCATTAGCATCCTGAGTAATTTTATAATTATAGTAATTACCTTTAGATGCATCCCTTATTGCAGATTTTTTAGAACCATCTCTAAAGAAACCATCTTTAATACCATCTTTATTTTCATCAGCACCACTTAAAAATTCTTTATAACCACCATAAGCAACAGCAGCAGCTTTACCTAAACTAAAGTTATCATTTGTATATTCAAATTCCATTGGATTAATATATAATGGAGCCCTTTGCCAATTCATATCTTTATTACCTACAGATACATTATTGACTGCTGCTACTTTACCTTGAGGAACACCACCCATTTGATAATTTTCACCACCATATTCTTTATTCCATCCGGCAGCATTCTTAGCAAAGTTTGCCATCTTAACTACAGCTGGCGGATACTCATCTGTATTTGCCATAACTTTACTTGCAGCTTCTTGTACAGACATACCGCGTGCTTGAGCCCATCTAGTAAACTTACCTTCATTTTCAGGTTTAATTTCTATACCAGATTTACCTAAAGATAATCCCGCTTCTTCAGTTTCTTTTGCAGACATATCATCAGCATGCATTCTTTCATCTTGAGTTAATTGTTCCGGAGTTTGATTTAAATTAGCAGGATCAGGTTCACCACCAACTTGTTCTTCTGGTTGTTGACCTTGACTCATTTGTTCAAACAAAGACATAATATCATCTTCTTCAAAACCATTCATCATTAAAGCTTGACCAATAGTTTGTTGATCAACTTGTTGCTGAACTAAAGACATAACAACTTCTGCAGCATTTTGTCCTTGGTTAATTGCTTGAGAAATAAAATCTGAAATTTGTTGTATAGCAGGATCTACTGATTGTTGTGGTTGTGCCCCAACTTGTTCAGTAGCTTGTCCTCCTTCTTGCTTTAAACTTATTTTGTTTACTTTCACGGTACTTATATTATATTATTAATATACAAATAAATCAATAGATTTACTAATTTTTAAGGTTTAAGAGTTGTCTGCAACATGCGTCATTATGTAATTTGCTGCACTCATTCCTAGTTCTTTTGCTTTACTATAATAAATTCTATTTAACTTATCATAGTTTTTTACTGCTTCTGTTTCATTTTCAATATTACCTTTTATATAATCTTTATACATGGTAATGTTACCAGAATTTAATTGGCCACCAAATTGTTTTTTATTGACAATAGCACCTCCCATTTTCTTTTCCATTGGAAGTCTGTTATATGCCTTCATTAATGGACCTGGTTTTGATTCACCACCATCTCTAAAACCATATAAACGTTTTATTGGTATATTCTTTTTATCACTTAATGCTTTAGAAAAATCACTGTTAAAAGTAGTATTTTTTTGTAATAATATATCATTAATATATTTTCTTGATTCTGAAGGTAATTTATTAATCCAATCTAAACTATTATATATATCAACACCCTCTTCTTTTAAATCATTTAATAAATCAGAAACTTTAGTCCTACCTAAATTATAAGAAGCTAAAGTTTTAGCAAGCCTTACTTCTTCTGATTGTCCCGGTTTATCAATAAAACTTGAATTATACAATTCATTCATTGTATATTTTTGGACATCAGAGTTTTGCTTTATATTAAAAGGATCTATTTCACCTGTAATATTATTAGCTTTTTTATAATCTTTTATTACAGCCTTTCCAATTTGACCTATACCTTTAAATCCAGCAGGTGAAACAGCATTGGGGTTAAATGTAGATTCTCTATATGCTTGTCTTATTAAAAGTTCTGGTGTTATTCCTTTTAAAGGAGGAGCAGCAGGTTTTAATTCTGTTGAATACCTATTACCTTTATATAAGAAATCAGAGTCTCCTTCTATACGTGCTGCTCTAAATGCTTTTTTAAATGTACCCGCATCATCATATCTAGATGTACCCCAGTTTGCTGGATTTAAATATGCTGTCCATGGAGTATCTTCTTGTTCTCCACCTTCTTGCTTAGGTTTGATACGTTTGTTATTATCTATTTGTAGTTGCTTATTAAGTAGTGCATTATTGATAAGCTTTAAACGTTGCTCATCTGTAAGTCCTGGTATAGAACCTATTTGTGCACCAATCTTATTATTATAAAAATCCATATCTCTACCTTCAGAATTATAGTTTGCTACTTCATATAAAGCACCTAATGCTCTTGATCCATATTCTCTTATTGCTTGTTCAGATCCTGACAAAATATTATTCATAAATGATGGTACAGGTAAATTAGATGCAACACTTGCTGCAGCACTTGCATGTCTTACAGCATCTAATGGTCCTTGATTATCTTCACCAAATCCAAATCCTTTTGCTTCAGCCATATCAGCTGCTTTGTTTGAAAAAGATGCAGGTCTTAGTTTATCACCATACTGAGCAACCTTTTTTACAATTCTTTTGCCATATTCAGTCATTAAATCTTCTTCACCTGTAGAACCTCCTGTTTGATAATTTTGAGCAATACTTTCATCATAAGGATTACTAATATTTTCTCTTTTTATATTATCAACCTTTCTGCTATATATACCAGGAACTCCTCTTTTAATCATTGAATGTGCTTCAACGTTATCTATAATAGATTCAGTACCATTTGGATTTCTCATAACATAAACTTTGTTATCAGGAACGTATTGATTGCTATCAACTGACATAGGTTTTAAAGAAAGATTATCATTTGCATCAATATTTGAAATACCTCTTGATGGAATTGTATCCATGTTTGATCTTTCAAGATAATAAGGTTGTTCAGGTTTTTTAAAATTATAAACCCATTCTGATGAACCACCTGCATTAGGAGAATATGTACCTACTTGTCTAGTATAATCTATCATGGGTGATGTCCTAGTGCCAAAATGTTCATTTATATACTTAACATAGTCACCTCTTAACTTTCTATATTTATCTTTGTTATCCTTACCTTCAACTAACGCAATATTATATTTTACTCCTTTTTCATAATTATCATCACCAAAAACTTCTTTCTCTTTTTCTAATCCATTTGGCAAACTATTATGAAAATTCATAAGTTTATTTTTCAAGTTAGTACCTGTATTAAAAACACTCAAACTATCACTGTAGTTTTTAAGTCTTGGATCATTACGATCAGTTACAGGAATAGAAACTCTTCCTCCTTTTTGTGCTTTTACCATACCTTCCCCACCACACTTGTGACAATCCATAATATCTGAACCACCATCAGCAGCTTTCCATTCCCAACCACAACTAGAACACTTAATAGTTTTATCTAATAAGCCACCACCCATTTTAGCTAGCAATGTTTCTTTTACTTGTGTACCGGGAAATTCATAATCATATCCTGGATACATTAACTGTTCATTACCTAGATTATCTACACCATAGATTGGTCCCTTTCTTAAAGGGCTACCATCTTTTTCTTTCATAGTAATAGATCCAGATGGTATAATGTTTTCATAGTTATTAACATCTGGACTATCCATCCTAAATCCTTCTGTAGAAAATATACCTGTGGTATAAGTAAACATCTCATTTGGACCACCGGGTAATCCTCTACTTTCTTTATGTTGTATTTTTTTCTCCATTATCTCATTGATAAAAGTAATTTAGTGTTATTCAATCTTAATAACATCTTTCTATTTTCTGATTTAACTCTTCTCAAAATAACATTAGTATAGTAATGTCTAAACTTCTTATGTTGTAATGGAGGTTTATTATAATTTAAGTTTATAGTATTTAAAACTTTAATATATCCATTTGGTTGAGTATCCCATATTGCCTGTTCAGCATTTGTAAATTCTCCTCTATCTTTAGTGATATCATAGAACTGATTGAATCTATATTTCTGTTCTACTTTAGAACATAGTATATTTATACTATTTGTATTAATAATAGGATAACTCAATTCTAATACAGGATTATTATATGGTGTTGGAGTTAATTGTAATAAACCAGATACCTGCTCATTATTATAAATAATTGATTGGTCAAAGTTAAAGTTTAAATCTTCCCATCTATCATCATTACAAGCAAATCCCATGTCTCCTTTATATACATAAGTTTCTAATTGGTATTCCATACTTCTAACAGTATTAACCATTTGTCCTGTATTAGAAACTAATTCTACTTCCCATGGATAATTAGTACCATAAAAATTAGCAAAACTATCACACCTTGAATTATGTCTCCAAAATGAACCAACTTTAAAATTAGCTGGTGTAGATTCATATTTAAAATAATTACAAATCCTTGGATTTGGATTTACATATGTTGGATTTCCAACTAAATAAACATCATCACAATTTCCTGTTGTTGTAGTTGTTGTACCTACAGGAGATATAGGACACGCACAAGTAACTTTTCTACAGATAGGTGGTTTAATATTATTACATATACCAGTTGGTGAAGTATAAACATTGGTTGTAGAATTATAAAATACTTTTGTATAACCCGGAGGACAATTACAAATAAAAGGATTAGGAAATCCGCCACTAATAACAGAATTAACTTCTTCTATTGTAATAATAGCACGCTCACTAATATTGATTGATTGTTCACATAGTCCATTAGCAGCATTATATGTATAACCTGGAGGACATTGTGGAATAGTAGTAGTCATAGTCTTAGTAGTAAAGAAATGATTAATACTAGGTAATGCAAATTCTGGATGCCAATCATGAAATGATATCCAAGCTTTAGCTTTAGGATCATAACTTACAGTCCAAGAACAATCATCAAAATAAATTGGATCACCTAATGTAATAGGGTTTCCTAATAAAGCAAATCCTCTATTTTCTGTATATGTAACATCAGCAATATATGTAGCTTTAACTCTATAGTCTTTTTTCATAAAGTAAACTATATCATCATTAGGATCATAGATTGTTTGACAACCAACACCAACTACAGGATTATCTGACAATGGTGAAGCTTCTAATTGAGGATATTGTTTAACAAGTTGAGATGGTAAGTATTTATTAAACCACCATTTCATTCCTGCATTAGATATTGGATCTAATGTTTGTCCAGTAAAGTGAAATATTTTACCTTGAGCTTGAGATATAAAAAACAAACCTACAGGTGTATTCATAACACTTCTTAAACTTTCACATGAACCATACTCATTTGATAAATCTGCATTAACAATATTTTGGAATGGTTGACTAAATAATCCACCATCACCAATAGTAAGTTTAGTATCTAAAGATGTTCTCAAAGTATCTACTCCTTGAAACATTTGCGGAGATAAAAAAGGAAAGAATATAATAGCACCATTTTTATTAATAGGTTTAATTACACTCACTTTATTTTTAAAGTCTTGATAATTGAATGGTAAGAATACTCTCCAAAAATCTTTCTTAGATTCCTTTTGTGCTTGTAATGAATAGATTAATCTTTTTGGATAACTAACATAACAATTTTCTGCAGTATATGGATCATAGTATCTTGGTTGAATTTCACCAAAACTACCCAGCTGCGTTACAAATTTAGATGGACTTAGTGATTCATCATATTTATAGAAGTTATCTTTCTTTTCTATTTGTGCATGAAATAATTCATCTATATCATTATATCCATATACATCATATATTCTTGCTTCTGTTCTATCTTCCCAATCTCTATTAGCTAAGTTAACTTCAGACTCTACAAAGAAATCTAATATGCCATTAACGTGAGTATACATATAAGCATATCTCATAGCAAACTTAGGATTAGGATCACCACTACCACCAAAGATTGCACTTAAACCACTAGCACAACTATCTGATCCTCTATCTAAATAAAACAAATCATTAGGAAAAACATTATCCAATTCACCAGAACTTGCAAAACCAAGAGAAGCAATTTCCTCAGCTAAAGTACTCATATCAAATTTTTGAGAATTTAACCAAAATCTTGGATATGGTATATTAACGTGTTGAGAATAATCATATGTAAATTCATCAGGTTGTCCTAATAAATATTGAGCAAATATAGGCATAATAACTTTTTCAGTATATCTAGTAATAAATATATCACCACTAAATATAGCTGAACTAGAATATTTAAAAGCATCAGGTTTAGTAGGATCTAAATATTCTACACAACCTCTCATTTGAACTTGCTTAATGCCATCTAATTGACCATACTGATTATCAAAATTAAATTTAAGAGCACCATAATAAGCTGATATAGGCGTTTTTTGTTTAACTGATGGATTAGTTATATTTCCATCTGTAACATTAACACTACCAGTAGTACTAACAGAACCCCCAATTGTAAATCTTGATGTATCAATTATACTTGGTTCCGTTACAGGATTACTTAATGAAACAGCTACAGTAGATGGTCTAAATAAATTATTAATTTTATACTTCCCACTATCAAATGATTGAAAAGATTGACCTAAATAATTTGAATCTGTATTTTTAATTCTAAATAATCCTGTATTAATTTTTTGATATGAATTAAAAAATCCATAAGAATTATATTTAAATGCAAAATCAGATTTATTAATTAAGTTATAAATTAATTCTAATATTTCATTTCCACCAATTGCTATATTAGTTTTAGCCATAGTTGAAGCTACAAACAGCTTTACAATTGTAGGTAATGATGATTCTGATGAATCATTAACTTGTGTTTTAGTTATAGTACCACCTGTTACACCAGGAAAAGCACCAGCAGCAATAGCGGCTCCTGCATTAAGCATATCTTTTGAATATGTTGCTGTTCCACCAGTAAGATAAAGATCTGCTAATCCTGCAGCGTCTCCAAGTAATACATCTATAACTACTGCAGCAGCTGATTGTGCTCCAACTGCTCCCATTCCTGCAACTATATATGGAACAAGTACAAGAGGGTTTGGACCAAATCCACTTGAAAGACCTGCCATAAGAAAACTTGATGAATCAAAATTTCCTCTAGCACCTTCCACTGTTGTACTTCTTGTTCCTAATACTTTATGCATAGCATAACCAACACCAATAACAGAAGCTATTATTGCAGCACCATTTCTTAATAATTTAAATTGTGGATGATCCTCAGATGCTTTAAAATAACCACTTGAATTACCACTTACTTCACCATATAATCTTGTTTCATAAGCATTTAAAAAAGGTTTAGTAAACATTAAATCTGGTGAAGAAAAACTAAATACTGTTTTTGAATATCCAGATGGATCACCGGCTATAGCAGGTGCTGAACCTAATGGTTTAAAATCACGTATTGATTCAGTATAGTTATCACAACCTTCTGTTCTATTGATAGAATTTGCAGCACCATCATGAAAGTAAACATCCGGTCTTAAATCATTGTATGGATAATTAGGATATAAACCTTGAACAGAATTACCTATTAGATTTTCTGCATTAGGTATAGTATACTTACGCATATTTCTAAATAACCCTTTTGCTAAAATAGATTTTGCACCTGCTCTAGATCCTCTTAATATTTCATAACCAACTACATTTGATATATATGTTCCGTCATTATTTTTTGGTCTTCCAATATTTGTAAATTCAACACCCAAGATATTAATTAAATCTCCAGCTGTTGTACTTATATGTAATGGTGAATTTGCACCTCCTACTTCTTCAGTAGGAAACTTATGATGTCTAATAGGTTTACCGCAAAGATCACCCCAAATATCTGGTCTATTAGCAGGATATCTTTCGGTTGATTCCCAATATCCCATTTCACCTCTAGCAATAACTAATGAACCATCTGGTTGAACTTCAGTTAAATTTTGTGCTGTAATTGTTCCTGTATTATAAACCTTATATAAAGGATCTCCAGCAGCATCTAACACATTATTGCCGTATATAGTATCTGTTTCAAGATATGTTCCTGAAGGGGTTGTAAATGGCCTTGGTGCTCTTCCTGGAATATGATAAGAAGAAGATCTTTCTCCTGTGTTATAAATCCACCTAATAAAGAATGCATATTGTTCATCTCTTAAGAATCCCATCTTATTACCACTTAAATGATAATAACTAGCATTTATTTGATTTGCTACCCAATTAACTTTAATATCATTTGCTATTGGTTGATAGTTAAAATCAAATTGACTTACGGGTCCTTGTCTAATTAACCAATCATTTACAACATACATTGCATTTGATTTTTCATAAGCAGGACTTCTTTGAGGTATTGTTTTTAAACTTACAGCAACTAATGTATCATCAATATAATCAATATTAATATCTTGTTGTTGTGTACTATAAAGACCTATGCGTTTAGCATATATCTGACCTTGATTTCTAACAAGTAATACTAACTCATAGTAATCATAATCTTTATCTAAATTACTTAATTTAACATTTAATGAACCAGCTGTACCAGAATGTGACCATAATGTTTGAATATTAGAAACACCAATATAATCAGTTACTTTTTGTTCATTTTCTGTATAAGCAATAAATGCTTGATATGCACCATTCTGTAACATACCACCATCTATTGATTTACTTAAAGTAACACAAGGTGTATCTACTAAAGGAGCTAATCTTATTTTCTCACAATTTAAAGACGTTGTATCAGCAAAAGTAATACAAGAATCACCAGGTGCAGAAGACACAGTTTGAATCCAAGGAACTTTATCAATGTTTAATGAACGTGAAGGATTGTTTCCATCATCCCAATATACTTGCCAAGTACAATCAAAATTCTCTTTTGCTGCACCAATTATTAAATGTTTTCTATTAAAATTTAAACAAGGATCATTTACAATAACTTCATACTTACATTCACTATCATCAAATCTTCCAATTTCAGAATTTATATCATCAGTAGAATATACAATCCATTGATCACCATATCTATGTATAGCACCAATAATTGTATAAGGTATAACACCACATTGTAAATTTGATGGTTCATTACCTATTACACCAAGATCTCCATCAGTAGAATTATTCATTGCATTACGTGCATGCCACCAACTTTCTTTTGGTTCCATTGCCTGCGTGATATCTTTATTCATTCCTTTAATGAATGAATTAGTATTTACAGAGGATGTCCCAGGATTTTCATTTTGTTGTGCCATAATAATTTAATTCTTTTATTGGTGTGTAGGATTATTAATACTACTTGATGTATTAATTCCTCTATGAAGTCTTGGATTATAAGGAGCATAACTCATAAACATATTATAATAATTATGGTATTGAGCTCTTCTATTCATTACAAAGACTTTTTGCATTTCTGCAAAATCTGGTGTATTAACAAATGATAATGCATTATTTCTTGCAGGTCTTAAACGTGCTTCAACTAATTGCAATTGAGGAGATACTTGTTCTCCTTGCCAAATCATATTTTCTAATATTCTTTGCTTTAATGCATATTCATAATATTCATTACAAAGAGGTTGATCTAGAACTAATAAATCTCCATCAGGTGATTCCATTGCTCCTTGATAACTTATATAAACTCTACCACTATTAAAATTAGTAAGTAAAAAACCATCAACTATTTGAGCAATGTCTGGAGCTTGTGCTGCCAAATCAGGACAAAAACAACTTTTCTGATTTATATCTTGAATTTTTAATTGAGTCCAAGTACTATAAGTTCTATATTGATTTGGAGAAATTCTTTGAACTAATTGATAACTATTTTTATCTTCACATGTTTGAACTACACATACATCAGCACATCCTGTTCCTGTACTACATGAAGCAACTTCACCCGGTGCTGGTACATATGGTACATCATTAAAAGTTTCAACGTGTGTACCTGAAGGCATTGATGCATTGATATGATACTCACCACAAAGAAATGCATAATTGATATATGCAAAATCTCTAGGTAATTGAGCTCTACCATGTTCTACATCAATTATAGTTTCCTTAGTTCTATGTATTTTTAAACCAAGTTCATAATTAATTCTAGTAGCAACTTTAATTAACTGTTGTGGTTCAATCAATCCTTCTAATGAATAAGATGCAAAGTCAACTGCAACATCTTCATATAATTGACTGAATGTTCTATATTTATGTGATACTCCCATTATCTATTTATATTTTGTTTATTATCAGAATCTTCACTTGGTACCTTCATTGTATTCATCATAACATTTATGATTTGAGATTCTATCTCAGCAAACATTGCTTCAGGTACATAGATTGGTTGTTTATATCTAGGAATACAATCATCTTTTGTATCACAATTCCAGTTTGTAACATCATCATTAAACACACCTTCAACTCTAATAGCATCCCATTCAATATTAGGTGAATAAATATATCCATCTAACCACCAGAAATATTTTGTTCTATTATATTTAAAAGATGTTGTTTTTGTCATGGATGTATATACCCCAGGATATGTTGCTTGAAGTTCTTGTGAACTATCTATTGAGGTTACAGTACGAATGAGTGGACCCCAATAACCTTCAATCATAGAAGGTAATCTTAATTTTGTACGTTTTATTGTACATCCGCTAGTTATTCCAGAACAACCTGCTTCTACTTTATCTACATCAATTAATTCAACATATGGAAGAGCTTTCCACACAGAGTTAAATTTCATTAATTTGTTTAATGAATCTTGTCTCCTCATTAAAACCTGAGAAAACTTTTCTATTAAACTGTAAATATATCTATCTGTAACAAAAGAATCTTGGACTTCAGCTTTAACCTGTCCTCTTATTCTTGATACTGCTTCTCCTATTATTATCTGTGACATTATGTTTATGTTTCAAATTCATTATAAAACTCTAATTCTTTTTTGGTTTCTTCTGTATTCATATCATATAAATGAGCCACTCTATATTTGTTTTTCATTACAACATATTTAGTCCAGCTTTCTGGATATGTTTTAGCTACTGATCTTTTAAATTCTCTACAAGCTACAAATCTCCATAACTCTCTATTTTTAAATCTATATTTTGTTGACCAGTTAGTATAAAATATTTTACCCAAGTTACCATCAGTTTCCCAATTTTTGTTTTGCAAAACTTTACCGTATTGTTGAGATAGTGCATAGTTTGTATTTACCGTTTTAGAAGAAGGACATGTGCCAATAAACAAATATCCTAATGAGTCAGGTAACTCTACACCATCTCTATTTTTAATTACTGCTTCCCATAAGTTTGTATTATAAAGCTTTATTATTTTCTTTAACTTATTGTTATCTATACTATAATATAAAGGGTTTTTTTCTTTAAATTCCTTTATGGTTTCTTCATTTAATAAACCTAATCTTTTTTCTCTATATCTTGGTGCCTTTAAATCTGGTTTTCTAAAATTGTTTATCATACACTTATATTTATAATTTACAAAAAAAAGACCACTTAATGAAATTTAAGTTGCTTCTTTATACTGATTGATGAGTTAATTCACATATGATGCCTAGAATTGGATCTTGTAATTCTAATTTACCTGATCTTCTATTGCCAGTATATTTATTGCTATAGTGATAATAGTCTGTTTTACCTAAACTAGGAAGTGTCTTCTCTATAAATCCTGCCGTCTCATTAGATGTCATGTATTCTACTTTTCTGTCAGTATGGATGTGACCCTTATATAGAGTCCTATTCGTTGTGCTACCCCACTCTTTTGGGTATTCTGATGCATATATTAAAGGATTGTTTTTACTTGATTTATCACCATGCTCAAATGCATTAAAATTATTATGCCATACATGCACTTTTCTTTCTTCATACTTTATATCCCATTCTATATCTCCATCATTATAAATAGATTTAGATAGGGCATGCACCAAATGATGAGAGGATAATCTATCATGATTACCCGGAACATATACCACTACAAGTTCTTCACAATATTGTTTTATATAATTTATAGCCCAATGCATTGCATCAAAAGCCTGCATATAAGCATCCGTTGCAGACATACAGTTATCAAGAGGTGTTCCACTTGTTGTTGAACCATTAAAGGTATCCATATTGATTAAGTCACCACCAACCACAAAGTACAATACTTTAATATTATGTGATGCAGTACCTTTGTTTAATAAGTTTTTTATTGTATTTTCAAAATCTTTATCAATGGTTTCATTTCCTTGTTTTCCAAAATGAATATCCTGTAAAGATATTACCCCGCATACATCTGCTTTATTAGAGTCATAGGGTTTTTTTATAGTATCTATTTTATAAACCTTTGGTTTCCAATTGTTTAATAAATTTATTAATAAATCTTCTTTTGTATTTTCTTTAATTTTAGTTATTAAAGCTGAAACTCTCCAATGGTCTCCCATTTGTTTATTCCAATATTGTGATAACTTCCAAACTTTTGTATCAATTTTTAAAAGTTTAATTATCTCTTCTGCTGATTTTGGTTCATATGCAAAAGAACCTGAAATTGTTGATTCACCCTTTTCTAAATCTACAGACTCACTTATTTTAGAATCTTGTTTTTTATATACTTTTTTAAATTTACTCAGAATCTGATCTTTAATTTTAATGTATTCTTCTTCTGATATTCCTAGTTTTGAAGCACAATAAGCTGGTGATTTTTTCCATTTTAATGACTCAAGTATTTTATTTTTTAAATAACTCATAGAACATTTTTAAATTAATTGTGTAAATGTAAATTTTTTTTTTAATATTAAAGATTAATTTAAAAAAAAAGAGACTGGGTTTCCCCAGCCTCTTGCAACGCCTGTGACAGAAAACCAACAAACCGCCACTATTGTTGTTTTTTAATGTTATACTGCTAGTGTAGAAAATAGTATTTCAATTGGTTTACATGATGATGAGTTACCCACATTTACCACTTTTACTTTATATGCTGTAGTAGACAAAAGGTTTGTTATTGTAAAGTTAAATATGGTTGGCACAATTGGTACAGGATTAGCTAAAACCCACGTAGTAGGAGCTATCTGAGTATTATAATAAATGTTTACTCCAGTGCTTCCACTCCAAGTACCATTCCATAATACTGATACACTGTTACTTGTAATAACACCCGCATATACATTGAATGGATCATGTGGTAAATCATTAGATGTACATGCTCCTAAACCATTAGATACTATCATAGCAAATTTTTGAATAATAGAATCAAGTCTTTCACCTTTAGCTATTTGTAATAATGACCCTGCAGAACCTATTTGAAAAGAGGTTCCACAATAACTAACACATTCTGCACATTGTATATCATCACATCTTTCACTACCAACACTACAGTCAGTATATGTACATGGACTTGTTAATGCTGTATCAGCACAACCACAATTACTACTACATTTTGAACAATTACATGCCATCTTTATATTTTATTTAAATTAACTTAAAGCACAACCATTAGTAATCAATGCATTTACAGCTGCTGTTGTATAAGATGTATTATAATAACCACCTGTAGCTACAGCAAAATTTTGCCAAGGATATGTTACTGTTCCACCTGGTGGTGTATATGGTAATGATACACCGCCTCCTAATACAAAACACTTAATACCTTGAGTTAAACAAGTTTGTGCTAATGAAGCTAATCTTGTTATATCTGTAGCATTGAAAATATCATCATCTCCACTAGGATACTGATCTGTATAAATTATTACATATTTAGCAACACCTGATCTAAATGAACCGGCAAATGCATTTGATTCTACAACAAAACCAATAGCCATATCTACTGGCTCTGGTGCACCACCACCCTCACCTATTGGCCAATATGTAGGTGGAGGACCACCAACACCATTTGTACCATTATAAACTTTATTTAATTGAGTTGTAAATGATGTACTATTATTTGTAGCCATTTTTTCTACCGCAGTAATATACTGCCATTTACTACCAACACCTGTGTTTATAACTCTTTGGTTACTTGGTAATGCAAGATAATCTGTTGATGTAGCATAAGTTGGTGTATTATCATTTCCTTCATCAGCTAAAACTAAACCTAATCTATAATCATTACTTCCAGATGCTGACTGTATTACACTTATAGTAGATGGTATACCTGTTTTAATTTCGGTAATAACCTCACTCATACTTCCTGTATAATCTACTACAAACACTACATCTAATCCATTACTACATGGAACAGCTGCACTTGTAGTTGTAAATGTTACTGTATTAGTACAAACTTGTGTTTGACCACCAATTTGAACTGTTATTCTTGTTTTATATTGTGTTCCTGCAACTAACCCCGTAAATGCACGTGTTACTGTAGGACCTGGACTATTTTGTGTATATGTACTTACAACAAGATTTGTTGAAGCATTAAGAATATCTATAATATAGGTTGCTGTTGAACCTAACATATTTGTAAATGTAACAGTAGCTCCTGTTGTTGTAATTGCACTCATAACTGGTAATGGACAAGGAATAACTCCTGTAACTGATTTTACTATTGTATCACTACATGTATCACCACCATTTGTAACACAGAATGCCACACTTGTAGTTAATGCTCCATAAGTATTTAAACCCGGTACTGAAATAGTAACTCCTGATGCAGAATTTTGTAAAGCTGTAACACTTACTGTACTAGTAATAGTAACATTATTAATGTCTCTAATAGTTATAACTGTACTACCCGCACAATCATTAAATCCTACTGGAATAACAGATCCATTACCTGTTGTATTTTGAAAATTAAAATTAAGACCTGCTATTGTACCTTCACCACTTAATACATTTATTACATTATATCCAAAAGATACACTATCACAACCTGAAGGACAACAGTTAGTTTTGATACTTGAAACAGATTCATACATATCACACAATACAATCCACATGTTTTGAACTGTTTGTGCTAAATTAATAGGGGTATTATTCCAACCCGTTTTTGAACCATATGATACAGCTGAATTAGCTAATGTACTTGTAGTTGATAATATACAAGCCTGACTAATAGCAGCATTAATTGCAGCAGGTAAACCCACTGCTGTCTCTAATGCACAATATCTTACTTCTAAAGCAAGTAATAAAACAGATACATTTGTTAATTGACCAACATTAATTATACATGTTGGAACTACTTGCGTTTCTGCTACAGCACCTGAGCATGGTAATACACATGCTTCTAATGTTAATAATCTAGTATTATAATTGCTTAAAGTTGAATTAATAAGTACTATAGATGAAAGTATATCACAAATTTTGTTTGCTAATAAAACAGTAAAGTTATCTAAACGTAATTGTGTTACAGGATTACCTGATGCATCATCATAGATTAAACATGCAGGCAAAGTCATCATAGGAAGGTTTGCTTGAATATATATTGAAGTAGGTCCTGCTGGTGTATTTGTCTCACATATTGCATTAACCATTTGTTGTAAAACAGGAACTAATGTAGTAGGCGTTGTACCAGGAATATTAAGACATGATAAGTCTAAACCTGTTAAGTTTGGATTAGCAGCAACCCCATCTTCAATTAAAGAACATACTAATGTAGCTAATTTGGCTGTTACATCACTTATTGTATCTCCATTACAAAGGTTTATACAACTAATATCTGGACCTTGCCAAATGACACAATTAGATGAGATACTATCACATCCATTTGTTGTATTACTTGAATTTGTTGGTATCATAAATATTTTATTTACTATAATGTGATAGTTTATTGTGCTCTATACAATTATAATATACAAAAAATTTTATAACCAAACAAGAAAAGTTCAGTTATAAAATTTTTTATAAAATACTTATGAATAAAGAATTTACCCTAATGGGTTAGCAGAGGGATCTATTGGTGCAATTGTACCATCAGATAGGTTAACATTAACATCACCGTATTTGTCTTGTAATGTTTTTGCAACAGCATCCCATTCAGCCTTAATTTTAGAATATTCAACAAACATTGTTTGTTTAGCCAATTCAGCATTACCTAAATTTAAAGTAATGTTATTAATCTTTTGTTGAACATTAACTAGATTTTCTAATTCTTCTGTTGTAAGTTTCTTAACTTCAACAGTTTTTTCTTGTGGTAACTTTGTCTTTGCCATTTTTATTGGTTTATTAAATTGTTTACAAATATATAATTTATTTAGGATTTCCAAAAAGTTTTATCAATTATTTTACTTCCATTGAAATTTTGAATAATCAAACCTTTCATTGTTTCAATATGTCTTTCTGATACATTGTTTATAATATAATCTATAATTTCCTCTTTTAATAAATTTCTATAATCACCTGTTTCTACTTTACTATTAGGATTTACATCTTTTGGCAAAGTAATCGTTCCTGCTAATGCATATTTTTGATCATTTAAAGTACCAATAAATTCATAGGTTATTTGAACAATAACATTAGTTGAGTTGTTAATTTCAATATTTTCTAAATCCCAACTATAAATAATTTCTGGTACAATTGGTTTTTTAAATGAAGGTTTAATAATTTTAGTAATAACCTTAACTTCTTTACTAAGAGTTTTAGCATTTGGTTTTGCTTTAATTGGTTTTTTAATTATAGGTTTTTCAATTGGAATTTGCTTGACCACCCCCTTGACCACCTTCTTGACCACCTCTTTTTTTGCAATAGACATTTTAGCAATTGGTTTTTTCATAACTTTATTTTTTATTTAAATTAAAATTTACCTTCTTTAATTCTATATAGTCATTATTTAATATTACAAATATAATAAAAAAAGCCACACATTTCTGCGTGGCTTAATTTGGGTAGAGAATGTGCTATTACTTTTCCATTACTAAGATAAGCAAGTCCATGAACGCAGGATATGACTCCTCAGTATCTAGGTCTTTCAACTCTTCCATAGAAATTTCTTCAAATTCAAACTCAATTTCTTTAGCTAATAGCTCTTCCATTTTGTTAGCGAACTCAACGTACTTAGGGTTAAACTCTTTTACTTCTGCCTCTGCATCTACATACATGGGGATTGAAATAGAACCGTTCTCACCTTCCGTACCATACTCTTTAATCAACTCTTCCCTTAACTCATCATTTGCCTTCTTAATAGTTGACAAAGAGTTAAGTAACATTTTTAATTTAAACTTGGCAATCATTGGCATTTTATGACTTAATAAGCCTTTTAAAATTGATTCACCTGTTTGTTGGTTTTGTAAACCGCCTATCTCTGCCTCTAAAGACATGATTTGAGATAGCTTTAGTGTAGCTTTTTTCTTTTGATTCATATAGATTTAAATTTAAATTATTCTTCAATAAGAACTAAGCCTTTTTCATCAGCAACAATTTCATACAATACTGAGTTATCAGTACCCCATGTTGCGAATTGCTCGTCAGTCATTTGCACATTTCCTTGTAATAATTGCATACCATTAGCATCAGCTAAGTAATAGTATAAAGTACAATTTACAGCTGAAGCTGAGAAGCTATTAGCTTGTACATACAATTGAGTAGCTGTTCCTAATGTGGGTACTACTACTGGTTCGATAGGCTTTAAGCCATTTGTCATAGGTGTTGTTTCCATTTTTTTTTAATTTAAGTAAAGGTAAGTATTTATTTTTCTAATTTAAGCAAATATAAGTATTTTTTTTAATAAAAATTGATTTTATAGTCTATTATACAAATAGTATTTAAGGTAGTAGCGGTTGGATTAGAAGCCCTAATAACAATATTTGAAGTAGTTTGGTTGTATGCAACATCATAAACATAGGCGGCTGTTGAAGTATCCTCCCTATAAAAAAATGAAGAATCATTAGAATTATAGTACGAGGGGGCAGCAGCTGAGTCTATAACTTCAACATTTCTATAATATACTATAGAAGATTTTGCGTTAGCTACATCATATGCAGTTACCTTTACCTCAACATCTGCTATTTTATTTGTGCCAAATCCTGATAAACTTAATACATTAATATCGCTAAAGCCACTTGCTGTAGCTGAATGAGATAATTGTATTTTCTTTCTGTAGGTATACATTAATATTCTAATTTACAGTCAAATAAAACAGTTGAATCTGTGTTGGTGCTTGATAAATCTAAATATAAAGTATTACCCGAAATATTAGATGTCATATTATATTGGAGTGTACCCAAATAAAACTCTAAAATTAAACGCTCATCTAAAACAGCATAACTACTTGATCCGTATTTAGCATAGGTATTAATATATCTATATAATCCAGCTTCCTCCATAGTTGAATTAGTTAAATTTCTACATGAATATAGTATATCTATCGTAAAACAATTCGAACTTGTAATAGCTGATAAATCTATTGTCACTATATTCTGTTGTGGGTCATTAACCCCATCGTATCTTATTAATTTTGTAGCCATTATTGTATCAATGTATAAGTATAAACATCTGCAATCATTGTTGCTGTACCACTTATTAATCTTGGCGTATGTACAATAACATCATAAAGGTGCCCTTCTCCAGTAGTAGTATTATAAGACAATGTAATAGAGAAAAAATCTTCTACATTAGAAATATGTGTAGCTATCAAATGCCCATATTTTGTCCAATCTGTAGGTGCGGTTAAAGGGAAAAAGTTTTGTACAGTATCCCCTTCAGGTAAAAACTCTATAGTTGTATTTAAATCTATAACCACTACATATAACTCCGCATCAACAATGCTATTAGCTGTGTCCTTATAGGCAACAATTATCTTAAAGGTAGTCATTGGGTATTGCCCTGATTGATTATTATATTTTGATACAAAAAATGTGCCTACATTATGGTCAGCATCTTCGGTGACATTATTGTCCTCCCAAGTCTGCCTTTCGGTATTTAATTTATATGTCGTTGATAATCCCATTATGATAATACCGTCATGTTACCTGCTGAATCTACTACCCTTAATTCGTATGTAGAGCCTATTAAAACCTCTTCAAAGTAGCAACCATGTGTTCCTACATAAACCTTGTTATTTACCGTTAAATCGCCTGTAATTGTGCCACCTGATAATGATAAGTAAGCAGCTAATGCCGATGTTGTTGCATAGGTATTTGAATCAATACTACCATCCGCCTTTAAAAATTGAGCGGCTGTACCACCTGATTTTATAAATGAACCTGCCGTTACCGAAGAAGAAAAAGTTGCTGCACCTGAAGTAGCAATAGTAATCCCCTTAGAAACATTATTATCTACATATAGTCCTAATGCATAACCACCTCTTCCTTTAACAATCGCTTTATCAACATCCCAAGATAATGCTCCATATACATTTGCGTAAGGGGCTATACCACCCCAAATTATTACATCTCCTGCATTATAATTTGCAGAAATATATCCATTTGTAGTAGTTAAACTATTTGAAAATGTTGCTGCACCTGAATTAGCTATTGTAAATTTAGTTGAACCTAATATTTTAAAGTTCATAAAACCACCTACTCCATAAGTATCTAAATTTAAAGCTCCATCATTACTAAATAAACTATAATATGAATTATCGCTTGTAAATGTTGTTCTTATATTACCTCTTGTTTCTGTAGATGAAGTAAATAATGCACCTACTGCAGTTACCGAAGAAGAAAAAGTTGCTGCACCATTAAAATCAAGTGATACGCTTGATATATCTGTTCTTGAAATTACAATAGCGTTTATACCACTTGTAAGATTATCATTTAATGCTCTTATTCTTAATTGTCCGCTTGAAGGCAAGTTTTGAATTGACCATATTTTAGTATCAGTTATATTGCCTGTTTGGTTTAAAACATAAGCGTTTACACTTTCTGAATAAACACTATTAGTAAACCTACCACTACCATTTACATCTAATTTGTAGCCTGAATCTGTTGTTGTGCCAATTAGTAAATTACCTGAAGTAGCAATGCGTATTTTTTCAGAACCAGATAAATATATTCCAAATCCATTTGAAGCAACACCCCCACTTCTAATATTACCCATTTGCCATACATCACTATACCAAGCAAAGTTTAATAATTTTACAGGAGTGTCAGTTGTATATGAAGGTTGTGTAATATAAATACTATTTGCTTCAGTTGCAGTTGCAAGAGTTACAGTACCTGTATTAGATATGTTTGTTGCAGTAGTAGCGTTACCCCCAATACTTAAACTAGATGCTGTCCCTGTTAATCCTGTACCTGCTCCTATAAAGTTTGTAGCCGTTACCGAAGAAGAAAAAGTTGCTGCACCTGAAGCTACAACACTAAATAAAGCAACTGAACCATCATAAGGTTGAACTGCAAAAGAAGTATGTGAAGCAGTTGAACCACCTCTTACTACTAAACCTTCGCCTGTTGCTGATGTGTTATAAATAACAGCACCATAATTACTACTTAAAGAATGATTAACCGATAATTGACCTTGTACTCTTGCAGTACCATTTACATCTAACTTGTAGCCTGCGTTGGTGCTTCTATTTATAGCAAGATTTCCATCTGAAAATATAGCCATTCTATAATCTCCAAAAGTATCATCAAATACAACAAAATTACCAACTCCATCACTTCCTATTGTAGTATTTCTATTTGAAGTTGCATTAAAAGACATATAAGCATTAGAAGTCCCTTCAATAGTTAATTTTCTATTTGGAGTAGTAGTTCCTATTCCTACATTACCATCAGAATCTAATACCATTCTATCAGCAACACCACTCCTTGAGAATACTAAAGCATTACTTGCATTTGCTCCAAAGTGCCATTTTTGAACACCTGCGTTTTGCAATCCAATATAACCATTAACATTAAATTTCTCTCCTACTGTTGTTCCATTAATTGTTACACCACTACCATTATCAAATATTTGAGAATCCCCTAAAGCACTTGCTCCTGTAAACTTTGGTAAATAATTAGTTGTTCCTGTTCCTGTAACAGTTCCTGTGGGAATTGTTTGGGTTGATAAAACACCTGATGCATCCGCCACTACCATCCTGCTACCTGTGCCTGCAAGAGAATTGAATTCTACTGCACCACTAGGAGAAACTACTAACCAACTTACCAGACTTGCTGTAACCCCATTAGATATTCCAAAATATAAATTTGATCCATTGTGAGCAATAGTCCAATTATGATTAGCCGCTGCACTTCCACCAATTCCTTTTGCTCTCCAAGCACTATCACCAACATTTCCAATTACAACATTGTTAACATAGTCCGCTGGGTTTATACTAATAGCAGTAGAAATTGTTAAAATTGAACTAAACCTACCACTACCATTTACGTCTAACTTGTAGCCTGCATCTGTGGTTGTGCCGATTCCAATATTACCATTAGTTTGAATTGCTAATCTAACTGCACCCCCTGTTTCAAAATACATAGGTACATATGAAGATGAACCAAAATAAGAAGATGTAATATAACTTGCTCCGCTATCTATATTAAATACTAATTGTTGTGTATTAGCAGTTCCCGAAGCAACTCCTATAATACCATTTACACTTAATGTTCTGTTTGGACTAGTAGTACCAATACCTACGTTACCGCCTTCCCACTGGAGTGCTAGGTTAGTAGAGGCGGATCCGTTTTCGTAGTTTTGAAGCCTTGCAACTGTTGAATTTCTTGATATTTGTAATTTAGATGTTGATGCTGCCCAAGCTAAATCAGTTGTGCCCGCTACAGTAAGTGGTGCACTAGGACTAGTAGTCCCAATACCTACATTTCCTCCACTTGTTAATGTTAATACATTTCCTCCATTATTAGAGAATATAAGTTTACCAGCACCTTCACCATTTACTGTTGCTGTAGGCCATATTCTATAATCATCTCCTCCTGCTCCGGTGTTAGTAATTCTAATACCTCCTCCATCTCCTAAACCTGAGGATACTGTTTGTAATTTAGCACTAGGATTTGTTGTTCCAATTCCAATATTCCCTGTTGTTCCATTTATAAATAAACGAGTACCACTTGAGTATAAACTTACATTATCAGTACCTAACGAACCAAAATGAACAACACCATTATCACCTTCCATAAAAGCACCACCATAAGCAGCGTTATCTTTAGTGCTAATATACCCGCCAACTACTTGTAATTTAGTTGCAGGAGTAGTTGTACCTATACCAACTTTACCAAGGATAATTTTTGAAGTAGTAGGAAGTATAGATATTGGATAATTTATTATTTGTATTGTTCCAACAAAACCAACTCTAAACCCAGAGCTATTAGTATTTGTTACTTGTAACTTACCTGTACTACTATTTCTAGAAAAAGTTAAATCTGTTGAACCTATATCTATTGTTGGAGAATTACTATCTACTTCAATTTCTAAAGATGATGAAATTAAACCTGCTCCTTCATAATTATTTGCAAATCCTCCTTTAATTATAACTTTCCATTTATTTAATGTAACATTAATATTGCTAATATCAAGAGAAGCACCCGCATCTATATTAAATCCAGTTGTTATTATTTCTGAGTGTCCAGCTTCAACAGCCCCCGCAGTTGAAGCTCCATTAAATAAACTTGTTGTTCCACTAACAGTTAAATTTGAGTTTGGACTTGTTGTCCCTATACCAACATTACCTGCATTAAAGTAAGAAGCACCGTTTGCATCAAAAAGTATTTTTTGGACTGCGTCTGAATATATATTAACAAATCCTTCTCCACCTGTACCTCCTGAACCAAACTCAAAAACCGTATTACCTGAGTCGCCTATCATTTTAAGATAATCCCCTCCTGCACTAGTATTTTTTATTATAGCAGCATATCCGGCAGCTGATGTTTCTACATCTAGCTTAGCCAAAGGACTAGTCGTTCCTATTCCTACGTTGCCTGTGGAGGTGATAGCAAAAGCATCAGTAGTGTTCATTGTTATTTTAAACCCATTCCCATCAGACAATGTTCCTCCAATTAATTTAATAGGGTTATAACCGTCAGTTCTTTGAAGCCATAATTGAGCAGCAGCTCCACTTTCTCCAATATGTAATTTAGCACTAGGACTTGTCGTTCCAATACCTACTAACCCTGCTATAATAGCATTATTTGTACCATAACTTGTACCACCATATCCAATTGTCAAACCACCATCCCCACCAATAACCCCTGCACCAATCCATAACGACTTTGAGTTATATGACCTTATCCAAGCTGAATCCTGCATAAACCATCCGCCACCCCAATCACTAAAATATAGTGGGTTGTTTCCAGCAATGTTAATGTCATCCCCTGAAGAAATTGTTGAAGCTGTATTTAGGCTTGATATTTTTACTGACATATTATAATAATTTTTTAAATGTAAATTGGTAGTTTGATGCTCCTGAATTTGTTCCGTTTCCGCTTATCTGTAAGTATGTTTTACCATCCGTATTATAAGTATTTAATGTTCTTAAATAAAGATATCTTCCCTGATCAGCATGACCTGAATGGTGTAATACAATCTCGTTTGCATCTGATCCGTTTGTTCCACCTGCATAAAAATACATAATCCCTGCATAGGTGCAACTATATTGTTCCCCACCTACAGCGTGATCATTAACAAAACAATTTACAAGGTAAGTCCCTGTTCCTAAGTTAGTACTACTCACGCCTGTATTCTGCCATGTAGGAGATAAAGTTACACTTGAAGTATAACTGAATGTGCTACTTGTTGATGTAAGGTATACATTTGAATCTAATGAGCCATCTGCTTTTAAGAATTGTGCTGATGTTCCACCGGGTACTATGAAGTTGGTAGCGGTAACTGAAGATGAGAATGTTGCTGCACCCGCTGCTGCAAGAGTTAATATATCAGTTCCTAATGTTATATTTCTAATACTAAATCCTGCATTTGTAAGAGATGTTATTCCTGATATTATAGCATAATTATAACCATTTGTATTAATTAATTTTAATTGAGCATAATCAGGGTTATTACCACTTAATTGCATTGCAGGTTGTCCACCTGCTGATACTGCTAATAAAGTTCCTGTAACTCTTGTATCTCCATTTACATCTAACAAGTACGAACTACTTGTGCTTGTCCCTAAAAGTAATTGACCACTTGAATTAAGTCGCATTTTTTCAGAACCATTTGTTTGAAACCCGATATAACCCGCACCAACTTGAACTATATTAAAAAATCCACCACTAACCGTATTTTCAAAATACATATTAGTACCTTCATGATACAAATACCCTTTAGCCACACCTCCAACTCCAAATCCATAAAGCGAATTAGTAACTCCATTTAAAAATATAGCTCCACGATTTGTACTTGAATATGGATTTGTACTATTATTAACAATAATATCCCCACCCGTAGTTACCGAAGAAGAAAAGGTTGCTGCACCTGTTGAAGATATTCTAAATCTTTCAGCAAATCCACTATTACTATTTGTTGAAATTGCAAAATATGTAGCTTGATTTTGATTAGTAGAGTTTTCTTTACCAGCTTTTAGTCCAACTCCAACATAAGAATATCCATACCCAAACATACCAGCGTTATTAGTAAATGTCAAGGTTGAACCATTATCTTGAGCTGCAACATCTATGTAATTTATATCAACAATTCCTCTTTGAGTATTGCTTAAATTATAATTTGTTCCATGAATAACTGCTGACCCATAAGATGTAGACCCTAATTCTGCAACCGGAAGTTCATTAACAGTCAATTTTGCTATAGGACTATTAGTTCCAATACCTACGTTATACCCAAAATAAACATCCCCATTTGGAAAGTTTATTTGATTATAGCCTGAATTCCCATTGTAATATATGCCATATCCTCCTACTCCAACACCATACCCAGTCCCAGACCCACCATAAATATGCCTCCAAGCATTAGCTCCTGTACCTGCATGATTATATATATCTAATGAATTTCCATTAGCATTATTTACGGTGTATATTTTTCCTGATTCAAAAGATACATTTCCATTTACATAAAATTTATATCCTGAATCTGTAGTAGTGCCGATTAAAGTATTTCCGTTAGATTTAATTTGTAGTTTAATTGCCCCACCACTATATAATGAAATAACATCATTACCTAATGAACCAAAATAAGCAATCCCATTAGCACCTTCCATAAAAGCACCACCATAAGTAGCATCATCTTTAGTACTAATGTATCCACCGACTACTTCTAATTTAGTTGCAGGAGTAGTTGTTCCTATTCCTACATTACCTCTAAAATATGATTGTGCACCTCCTATCCACGCTGCATCCCCTCCCGCATCCATAAATTTTGCCAATGAGTAGTTTGTATTACCTCCCCATCCCACAGCAAAATTAGGTACATTAATAATAAGACCATGTCCATAAGAAACATTCGCCACATTATTTGTGATATTAACAGCACCATAAGTACCATTATTTAAAGTATCTACAACATTTAACTTACCATTAGGTATAGTCGTTCCTATTCCTACATTACCACTACTGTTAATTCTTAAAGAAAGTGAGTTATTAGTATAAAAATCATGAAATGCATTTGAGTGATATTGTACATCACCAATTGAACCTACAGTAAAACCATATTGTTCTACACCTGAATTATATAAATATATTTTTAATTTATCTCTAGTTACACCGTTACTATAGTCATTACCTAACCAAATATAACTTGGAGTTGAGGTAGCACCAGCAGCACCACTTAATTTTATATTACCATTTACTTCAAGTTTAGCCCCCGGACTTGTTGTACCAATACCAACATTACCTGATGCATCAATAAGCATATCATAACGGCTGTCTGTATTATTATAAAAATACCAACCATATGTATCTAATCCAATACTCCTTGTTTCATATGGAGATTTTTCAAATAGTATACCTTGTGATTTGATACTTCCATTAACATCAAGTTTATACCCTGCGTCAGTTGTAGTTCCTATAAGTAAATTACCTGAAGAGTTAATTTGTGCTTTTTCATCTCCACTAACTCCAAATTTTAATGCAGACCCATAAGTTACCATATACATAGGTAATCCACTTGAGCCTTCAATTCTATTATTTACTCCATCCCATTGACCAAATATCATTTGGTTAGTTCCATTTGATTGAAATAATCTACTATATACATAGACATTCCCCGCTCCATCATCTACAATAGAACTATTCGCTAAAGCACTCCCACTAGTCCATTTTGAAATGTAATTTGTTGTACCCGTACCTGTAACAGTTCCTGTAGGAATAGCTTGAGTAGATAAAACACCTGACGCATCAGCCACGACCATTCTGCTACCTGTGCCTGCAAGGTTTGTAATGGTAGTTACACCTGTTGAACCAATTCTTAATAATTCTGCACCATTATTACCATTTCTAATTTGTAAAAATCCAACACTATTTTCAGTTAGTTTACCTATTGAGTAATCATTACCGGGACTTGAATTAAAAAACACACCACCAAAAGTAGTATTAGAACCAGTTGCACTTAAATCTCTTACACTTATTAAATCTCCACTATTAACATTAGGAGTGCCAGCAACAAAAAATTTAGTATCTGATACAACTTGACCACTCACCCTTGCAGTACCATTAACATCTAACTTATAGCCTGAGTCTGTAGTTGTATTTATTAAAACATTACCACTTGAAGTAATATACATTCTATTATTAGCACCATTTGTCCAAAAAGAAATACCTTGACTTGTTGCTGCTGCTAAAAATAAACCATCACCCGTTCCATTGTTTCCAAATACTCTATTGTATCCATTTGTTGTACCACCAAATCCTATAGTAGAATATCCAGCATAAGTTCCATCTGTTCCAACAATTGCTTGAGCACCAGATCCTATTGCTGCTTGACCAATAACATCAAGTTTTTTTGTAGGATTACTTGTCCCTATACCAACTAATCCTGCTGCTGTCTTTACAAAGCCATCACCGAAGTCATTCTTGTAAGATAAGGTAACCGTTTTATCACCTGTAACATTTTCATCAACCCACGTCCAACCATTTGCATATCCGTCATTAATATAATTATGAACAGACTCTACATATAATTTCGGCCAATATTGACCCCAAGTAAGTACGATTACTACTAATCCATTCTCTCTAGCTAACCTAACTACAGGAGCAAATGATCCTTTAGACGTAATTGTTGGACTAGTAAATGCATCAGCATATTGATGCCAACATACTTGTAAATCTAATGTTTGAGCACTTCCATATTGGAAACCTTTAATATTTACTGTGTATCCTTGAGCACCATAAGAAAAAGGAATGTTTGTTTTAATTTTTATGTATGCAGGATTATCCCCTGCTATATTAAGAACACCATAAGCAGTTGTACCAAACAACGCTGTAGTAGTTGATTCTAATCTATATAAAGGGTTTGTTGTTCCGACACCTACATATCCATTTTGTTTAACAACAAAGTTTTGTGAATAACCTACAAAGACATCGTTGTTTGCTTTTAAGATTGCATGTCCATTTGATGGGAATTCTAAATAACTATCTCCAAATATATTAGCACCTATTTTACCAACTACGGTAAGTGGGAAAGAACCTGAAGTAGTTCCGATTAGGACATTACCTGAAGTAGCAATACGCATTCTTTCAGCACCTGTTGTTTCAAATGCTTGGTAATTGTAAGCAGCAATTATTATAGGAGATGAATTCCAAGTTCTAATTACACCATTAGTTCCATCATAACCCATTTGTATTGAACCAATACTACCATTTAATGTATTAGAAAGTGATGTACTTGATATGCCACCAACAACGTGTAAAACGTCTATTGGACTAGTTGTCCCAATTCCTACATTACCTTTTATATATGTATTTCCTGTGACTGCCTGTATAGTCATTAAATTATCAGCTCCAGTTGAAGCAAATCGAAATAATGGTTGATCCCCTGAACCATAATTAGCAGCTGTAGGAATATGAAAACTAAGTTCTCTATTTGCAAGTGAATTACCTCTACCTATAAAATAATAATTTGAAGAATTAGCATCACTAGATGCATTATCTGGTAATGATAATCCACTCCATTGTTCTGCTGAATTATTAATTATTCTTATTACTCCTCGATAATTATTTGCTGATCCAGATCCATTAACTTGTAATGCGACTGTTGGTGTCGTAGTCCCTATTCCTACATTCGTACCATTATCATAAATAATAGATTCAGTAATAACATTTGAACCATTCCACTTAGTAAGTTTATTTGTAACTTGAGTTCCTAATTCTGCATATCTATTATCTAAATCTACAGTTAAAGAAGATAAACCATTTCTACCTAAAGTTAAAATACCTGTTGCTGTATCCCAAGCTAAACTAGTTGGATAATTGTTAGTATCAGATGCAGATATGGTTATTGTATCAGTTGTTGCATTAGTAGTAATAGCAATATTAGATCCATTAATAAAAGTTAATGTATCATTATTAGAATCAGCAACTATAGTACTTTCGCCTGCAACAGCAATATTTTTAAATATAGCTTGAGAAGAACCCAAGTCTGTATTTGTAATAGTAAGTGTACCTGATGATGTAATTGTTCCTCCACCGCTTATTCCTGTACCTGGAGTTATTGTAATAGATGTTACTGAACCTGTGCCTGCTCCAATATCAGAAAGCACTTCTGCAGCAGTTCTATATTTAACTAAACCACCATCTGAAACTAAAAAAGTATTTGATGCTGTAGTTAAGTTGGCTATAGTTGATACAGTTAATGTACCTGCTTGTATATTTTGACTGGTTAAAAATTTTATTGCCATCTATAATTTTATTTAATATCTGCACCGAAAGTACAATTTTTTATTTATAAAAAAGGGGGAAAACATGAATTTATGAAATCCCCCTTCATATAAATTTTATTAATTACCCTATTTTAATAATTAACACTTTAATAGGGTTAACTAAAACTGCTCCAAATGTAACAGTAACAGTATTTGAACTTGTTCTAACTACATCAGCATATACAGTTTCCATTGTAACTGAATCATATAATTGTACCATAACATCATATGAATTCATATTATGCGTTACAGGTCCTGATGCAGCAATAGTTATTTTAAACTCTCTACTTGTTATAGCAGTATTAGCTACTGTAGTTGCATTAGAAATTAATTGTGCTGGAGTAACTGCCTTAGTAGTAACTGAACCAGCAGTTGCTTCAACATCTGTTGCAATTAAAATTACACCAGGATTAGTTGTACTTGATGATTGGATATACTCAGTAGTATATGCTGTAATTACACCATTTGTTAATGAAACAGTATTAAATACCTCAATACCAGATGTAGTGTTATTTCCAATATCAACACTTGCTGTTGTACCAACAGTAGGGTTATAAGAACCAGTAGTTTGTGTACCTAAAATAACACCACCATTTTTAATAGTAACCTCACCAGCACCACTTACTGCAAAACTTGCAGCAGCAAAGCTAGCAATACCCACAGTAGTTGTAGTAGCTAAATCAATATTATTTTGAACTCTCGTCCAATCTGCTAATACAGTTGGAGTATTAATATTTGCAATAAGTAAATCACCAACTCTTACTTGTTCAGTAAAAAATAAACCATCTACTGTAACAGTATATGTAAATCCTCTATTAATAGTACCTGTAGGAGGTGTATCTAAGTTAGGTGTATTTGTTAAAGCATTATAACCGCCTTGATAAATTAAAGCACCAGAACCAGCTAATGTAGTATCTACATAGTTTTTAGTAGCAGCATCTTGAGCAACAGTTGGATTAGCAACATTTTCTAATTTATAACCACCAATGCTTAAGTCTGCAGTAGGTAAACCTAATTGACTTAATGATATACTTGAAATTAATGCTTTAGCCGCATTACCTGTTGAAAAATCATTAATTAAAATTGAATCACCACCCAATGCAACTACTTGAGTAGGTGCTGAATTTACAATGTTACTTGCTCCAGTATATTGAACAGAAATAGTACCAGTAGAAGTAATAGTACCACCAGTTAAACCAGAACCAGTAGCAACACTTGTTACAGTACCTAAATTTATAGCATTAATTGTTACAGTAGTTCCTGATACTGAAGTTGTAATACCAGTACCTCCCGTAAATGTAAATGTACCACTTGAAGTAATTGCAGTACCGGTTCCTGATCCAGCAGCTAATGTAATAGATGTAACTGTACCTTGGTATTGGTCAGTTGCATTAATAGTTAAGTTTGCTTGTGTACCTGTTATACTTATATTAGTACCAGCAGTAAGTGCAAGAACCCCTGTATTTACAATAGTTACAGTTGGATCACCACCATTCGGTGCTACCGTACTTGTTATACCAGAACCCGCTAAAATTTTTACTAATGCACCACTTCCAACAACTTGAGAAAGTCCAGTAGTAGCACCTATAGACCATGTATAAGGACTGGGAAGAGATGCCCATGTATTATCACCTCTTAAATAAGTAGATGCGCTTGGTGAACCTGTTGCACTTAAACTAACTGTAATAGCAGGTGTTGATGTTCCATTAGCAACTGCAGTTGAAATAAATGTAGAGTTAACACCTGTTACTTCTGTAACTGTACCATCTTTTCCAAATCCAGGAAATAATGAAAGTAAACTTTTTTTAATTGTACTATCTGTAGCATCACTAAACCATAATGTATCTTCACCTAATGGAACAGCAGTAGTAGCAGCTAAAATAGCATTTGATGCACCAGCATAAAGAATATTAACTGTAGGAGTTATAGTAGCAGTTCCAGTAACAGATATACCTGTACCGGCAGCTACTGAAGTTACTGTACCAACAAACTGATCAGCTGTTGTAATTGTTAACTGTGTACCACTTGTTCTTGTAATAGTAGTAGTACCAGCACCAGTTAAAGTAACATCATTGGTAGTAGAATCACTACCCGTTAATCTAATTGCAGTTCCTGTTGGAGCTGTAGCTAACGTGTAAGTTGTATTAAGTTCTTGTCCTGATTGAATTGGAACCCAACCCGCAGCTGTTTTTAACTGTAACTTATCTGTTACTGTGTCATAATAAATTTGTCCTTCCGTGGATGTTGAGGGTACAGTACTTAAATTTTGAATAACTGCATATTGCAATTCATTCTGATTTAGGTTAATACTACTTAAATATATAATTGCCATGTTTTTTTTGTTTTTCTTTTAAATTCTATTTAATTTAAATATGCATATCCAGCAAAAGCAGAACTAAATGTTATTGTTAATGTATGTGAACTATTGTAAACTATATCACCAACTACAACATGGTTTAAATTATCAACTACTGTTACTGATGGAAAACTTCCTAAATTATGATTTATAACCCAAACCAATAATGGCGCATCTTGTGAATGTATATAAGTTCCAACATTACATAAAATATTTTCAAGATCTATTATTGTACAAACATTAGTTGGTACAACTGGGCAAGACATACTTGCTTCTGAATTAATTATTGCTAATGGTTCAATAAAAATACCCATTTCTCCACTGTCAATAACTATTTTATTAGAAGCACTATTTTGCCAATCACATAAATACTTATTTAAAGTAGCCTTTTCAAAATCAATAAAACAACAAGGTTCTATACCAAATTTAATTTCTTTAAAATTTGTATATGCCTGTACTGCAAAAGTTTGCTCTATCTTAATTCTTTTAATAAGTGCCTGCTCCATATTTATTTATTTCTCAGATCTCTAATTTGTTGAGTGGCTAATTCTAAATTTAAATCTCTTGTTGACAATTCTTTTACTGGCAATTCTTTTGAAGGTGCTTGATTACTTAATTTTTTATTAGACCATTCATTAACACATGTTTTACATATGGCTATTCCTTGATCATCAAATGCTTTTTGACAACCACAAGTAAACGTTTTATTACAATTTGCACAATCCATAATAATTTATTTTTGGTTTATTTAAATATTTATAATACACTATTAGTATAGGTATGTACGTCCACCACAATTTCCTGATGGACAAATTACTTTATTTAATCTATCTTTTGCATAATTATACAATTGCATACCTTGAGCTGGAGATTGAGAATATTCAACATTAGCTACAGCAGCATCAATCATAATTTTAATGTAACCCATTTCATTTAATAAATCTTGTTTAGATGATTGAGGTTGACATGCTTGAACATCTATATCACATAATACTTCATAGTATTTTGTCATTAATCTGCTTACTCTTAAGTGATTGTATTCAACATAAACTTTTAAATTTGGAGAAACACTATATCTAATAACATAAATACCATCAGGAATTTCTTGTTGTACAGTACCACAATTAACTTTTTGTATTGCAAGTGTACATGCAGTTAAACACATATCAAATTCTTTTGTTACTTTTAGTAACATAGGTACTGTAAATCCAGGAAGTGTTATTAATAATTCTTCACAATCAACAGCTAATTCTGAAGAATACTGACTAGTATCTTTAATACATAAAAGATTGCAGTTAGATACCGTTGGTATTTCTAAGCTTAATATATGTTTGTCAGCCATTTTTATATTTGTTTTTATACACTATATATATAATATACAAAAAAAATAGAACAAAGAAAAAAAAAAGAGTAGGAGTTTTTACCCCCTACTCTAATTTTAATAGAATAATCTTTCTAAGGTATATTGATTACCAGTAAGAATTAGTTTCTAATGCAATGTTATTACCAGCAGTATTTGCTAAAGCAACTACTTTGTTAACTAAAGCTAATACATTTGTGTTAGCGGTTGTATCAGAGCATTTTACATATATTTGGTAAACATATTGATCATTATCAAACACACCACTTGGGTTGTTAAATCTTGGAACAGTATGTTGAATATAGTATGCTTTGTAAATAGCAGATCTATCAACAGCAGCTAAAAGCTCATCAGACATTTCAATTTCTCTGATTCTCGCACTATCAACATTTCCTTGATTGAAAGGAGATTGTCTGTATGATTCAGATAAGATTAAATCTCTAACTACGTTTTCACCTTGAGTTTGTTGCATTTGACCAGGAGTGCTTGTAGCAACACCACAATCATTACATGGATTTCCAGTTTCATCAAGAATAGAAGCAATGATAACTACAGGTTCAGCGTTAAAATGATCTCTAGTATCAAATGAACAGTTACCAAATTTAGTATCAACATAAGCTCCTACAAAATTAACTGTAGCACTAATTTTAGTTGTACCATTAGGATCAGTTGAAGGAACATAGTTTCCAGAACCAGCTGTACCTAAAGTTTGAGCAATAGTATATACAGATTGTACACTTACAGTACCAGTAGTTGCAGTAACTACAACACCACCAGCAGTAAGAGCTGTAACTGTTAAAGTTCCACCAGTTCCACCAGCAACTGTTAATACATCACCTACTACATATCCAGCACCACGTGCAGCAACACTATAAGTAGCAATAGCACCAGAAGATACAGTTAAAATATTAACTTTAAATCCTGATCCAGAACCACCAGTAGTAGCAACACCAGAAGTAACAGAATATCCAGAACCACCAACTAATGTAGCAGTCAATACACCATCAACGTCACCTTCAGCAACAAATGGTTTAATTAAAGGATTAGCAAGAACCATTTGAGCCATAGTAGCAGAAACTAATGCTGGATCTAAAAATTCTTGTCCATCAATACAGCAAATGTTTGCACTATCACCAATAGAATAAGCATTGTGATTTAAGAAACGCAATGTTGGAGAACCCTTAACATCCATTCTCATGAATTGAGTTTTTCCACAAGGAGCACAATTAGATGCTAATGACAAAGAAGCAGTAGATTGTTGAGCCAATAAACAATTGGTAACCCATACTCTTGAAATAAATTTAGGATTGATACCTTTTGATTTAACAGATTCCTTGTAACCACCGTTACCTGGATTGTTTCCAATAGTATCTTTAGTGTAATAGCTACCTTGTACAAGATAAGCCAATGAATTAGCGGGTAAAGTACCTCCAGAAATAGCAATTGTTTGCCATGTTGAATCAGTAACTAAACCAAGCTGTCCAGCAGTTAATGCTGAGGTTGCAGTTCCGGCAGAAGCCTGAGTAGAAGTTGCAACAAACGTTTTGTAAAACGCATGATTGAAATAAGCCATAATTTTTGTTTTTTATTGTTAATAAATATATAAATTTGTACTACGTGTACATGTATAATATAAGCAAAAGTTTTTAATTTCTAATTATGATAAGAAAATTAATTTATATTTTGTTGAGTTAATTGAATCTTTTACAAGATCTAGATTATTTACAATCTCTGAGTAAGGCATAATTGATTGTAATTCTACTACTTCTTCAGTTAATTCTCTTAAATATACAATAGCCTCTTTCACACTATTTAATACTATAGGTGCATCATTTTCATATTTTAACAATGTTTCTGATGCTCCTTGAAATCCTTCAGCTAATGTATCCGCATGCCCATGCATTGTATCATATAACTCATTTAAAGCTATGTGTTGTGCATATGAACCAACTCCAGTAAGTTGTAAATGTAATTTATGCAAACTAGTAGCTGCATTCATTAAAGCTGTAACCACTTGAGCTGTTTCTTGACCTAATTCAGCATTGGGTCTTTTTAAAGTTTTTTCACTTTTTTCTTCAGTGTTAGTAGTTTTTAATGCTCTCATAATTAATTATTTCTTTCAGCAGAACCTTGGCCCCTTTGTTGTTGATAAATGTTCTCTATATCTCCTGCAATAAGTGAAGCCGTATCATCTAATAATACCTCAACAACGTCATCTTTAAACTGACAAGGTATATTAGTTGTACTAACTACACCTGTGTACGGATCAACACACCCTAGTATTTGTATATAGATAGGTTTTTGATAATAAGTCAATACAGGATTTACAATATTAAAATCTGGTTTTCTATAGATTCTGATCTTGTTTCCTAACATTGTACAAAATGTTTCACCCCACTCAAAGTTTGGATCTTTCAACGGATCTCTTAATAATACAGAAACATTAGCTTCTTCAGCTAAATATACAGTCATTGATCTAGGATCAGGACAACATTCACTTGTAGCATCAGTGCTTACTCTTTTGTATTCTAAATAAGTACTTACTGGAAAGTTATCTGTTTCAAAATACTGATCAGTTACAACTCCTGTTAAAGATAACTCTCTTAACAGGGGTTGTAAATCATCAATTCTTCTTTTAGATAATTCATCACCCTCTTTGTACATATTACCTCCGTGCAAATTTCTTCTGCACCAGTCTATCTGTACTTTATTAAACGCTTCAACAAATTGCCAACATTCTATATTATCATAGTCCTGGCTATCTAGTTTATTTAGTCTTTGCTTTAATTTAATTAAGAGCGTATTATTATCCATTTTTTATCTTTTAAGAGTTCCAGTATGGCTCTACTTTATTAAGTAATGCCATCAATGTTTCTTCATTCTCTGGATTCTTTAAAAATTCCAAACATTCAGATGGTGATTTACCTAATCTTATTCCACTATCAATTGGTTCAATCCAACCTCCAGCTTTAGTAGTAATAAATCTATAATATAAAGAGTCTTTAATTAAAGCTCTTATTTTTAATTCTTCCATTGATAACCCAGATATTTCTAAGAATTGTGAAGCAGCTCTTTTCTTAGAAGATTCAGCTCCATTTCCATGAATGTATTCATCCATGTTTTCATAAAGAATATCATTAGGTGTATTTTTTACATACTGTACACTATCAGCATCACAGATTTTAGCAACATACATTAATTTTGAAGCATTTGAATCATACATTTTTTGTAGTTCAACTAATGCTTTATTTTTTAATTTACTAAGTTCTGTTCTAGTACTTAATGTTTCTTCCATTGTATCAAGATAGAATTTAGGTGGATTACCTGATTCTCTTGCTTCTCTTAATGATTTTGCTACAATAGAAAAACCTCCTGCGTGAATAGCATGTAATTTAATTAAGTCATAAGGATCTTTTTGTGGATCTAAAAAAACAGGATCATTACCACATCTTAAACTAATCTTATCCCAAAATTTTGAATTATCAGGCTTCATTACTGTAAGCTTATTCCAAAAATCTTTGTCATCAATAGCAACAACATTAGCTGCTAATTCTGCTTCTAATTGAGCAACAATAGTTCTAATTTCTTTTACTTTAGCTTCTTTTTCTTTTGGAGGTAACATTTTTACATCAGGAGCAAATTCATTTAATCCTGTAACATAACGTTTAACTCCATTCATTTCTAAACAAGCTAATGTTTCTTCATGAAATACTCCATCATGCAAAGCTAATCCATAATGCTCTAAACCCATGTTCTCTTTAGAAGAGTTAAAATAGGGACGTATAGCAATAGTTTGATTTTTTGTTTGCTGATACTTTTCTACAATTGTGTAATCATTCATAATTTGGTTTTCTTTAAAATTTAATAATTGTTTTTTCATAGTCAAAAGTACATAATTATGTACAAATTATTATTATTAATATTTCTAAAGTAAGTTTTTTATTCTTACTCCAGTTTATTTGACTTAAGCCGCGTAAACAATTTTTAATACTCCATCTGTGTGATACAAATCTCCATTAACTAATCCTACTGCTTTTGCTGCAGCATTATCTACATAATTTCTAACCAATATATCTTTACCTACAGCTTTTGAAGCAATAATCTCAGAAACATTTAAGTTTGAAAACTCATATGTTTTATTTGCTTTTTTTATATCTAGTGCCATTTTATTTTTTTTTAAAGATTAAAAAAAGGGAGGAGCGTTAACCCCTCCCGTTTTAATTATTGATTATTAGAATGATCCACCAGTAATTGGGTTTCTCATTACAATTTTTAAGACTTTAGTTGGATCTTTAACCCAGATAGCAGGCATAGTTTGTGACATCATTACACGGTATCCATTAAAGTTACCTGTAGATGCAAAACCTTGAGTTCTTCCCATATAATCCATAGTTCCATTTTGGTAGAACCATTTCAATTGATTATCCCAAGATAATTTCAATAAATGGATGTTATCATTTCCTTCATCTGTTACGTCAAAGATAATAAAGCTATAAGAACTTAATGGACGACCATCAATTAATGGATTCTCAATATCATTAGTATTCAAGTTATCAAACGCTGGGTTCAATACAAACTTAACGTTAGCTAAGAAAGGAATAGTAAATGAAGTGTAAGCAAATCCATAATCTAGATCCATTCCAGAACCTTTAACAGCTCCAATATCACTAGCATTTTGTACTAAACCAGAACCATATACTTCATCAGCAATAGCTTTGTTGATCAATTGCATACCACCAATACCTGTTTGAACAACAAGTGATCTTTGTGGATCTGGACCTTTGAACTCAACTTTACCTTGGTAGAAGTTATACAATTCAGATTTAAACATATCAAGTGTGAAAGAAGACTTGTTGTAAACTCTTTTGAATGAGTTATCCAACTGTGCCCATAATCCCACAGATAATCTAATATCATCTGGACCATCTTGTTTGATTCTACCACCTTTACCCCACATTAAGTAAGTTTCAATGTCAGAAGCAATTTTTGATAAATGCGCAGCTTCCATGTTAGTGATAAATGTTCTAGTCAATGAACCATTTTCAAATGCTTCTCTTGCACCAGCTTTACCCATGTTAGCAATTAATCCTTCAATACTAGGTACAGCAGGATCATTGTTAGCACCAAAGTTTCTCCAGATTTCAGTTACAGGTACAGTACCATCTGCATTCAAACCACCTTTGATCATAAGATCAGCACGGCTAGAAATAGAATAATGTACGTGTGCTTCAGCTCCTCCTACAAAGTTGTAGAATTCACGGAAACCAGAACCTGTTTCAATGTCAGAAAATCTTTCTCCGTACTCACCTCTTGCAGAACCTTTTCTGAAGAATTTAGTACCTTTAGCTAAATACTTATTATCTAAGCTAGCTACGTTGTTGTTGTTTACTAATTGAACAGTATAGATAAAACCGTCACCAGCAGGGATGATATCATCAGCTGTGATGTAAAGTTCTAAACCATTGTACTTGTCATAAGTGATAATATCACCATGTCCAAATGTTCTTTTAGAAATTTTAATTTTGAATGTTGTACCATCTACACCTTTAGAAGCGTTAGCTGGTTCAATGTCTGCCACAATGTATGGAAGATCTTGCGCAATAGGAGTTTGCCATTTGTACTCACCACGAGCATTGTCCACCATGATAGTGTTCTTTCCACCAAATGAAGCCATTTGATAAAGAGGCATTTCAACTTTTTGAGTCATTGCCCATAAATCAATTGGTCCCATATCCATTGGTTCTGCTGAACCAAGCATCTGAGTCAAGTGATAAGAATCTACATGAGAACTTGCTTTGTAGCTAGTGTCTCTTAGGAAAATCCCATTATTTAATACTGGAGTTGCCATAATTTTAAATTGTTTTTAGTTATTAATTATTTATATTTTTGATTGTTAAATCCTTTTGAAAATGTTATTGGTTCTAGGTAATTTTTTAGTTGGTTGTTTTCTTGTTTCTTCATCTTTATCTTGAATCCCAAGAGAACTTGAACTATGGTTACCCTGTTCTGTTTTTAGTTTTCTTACTGTTTGCTCAATACTTTGTTGAGCTCCTTTATCCATGATCTTTGCTTTATATCCTTCTGGATCTTGCAATAACCATAATGCTTCTGATATTAATTTATAATTTGGTTCTACAAATTGATACTTCTCTAATAGATGTCCTAATAGATTTGTATTCCTTCCACTTACTGAAGGATAACTTGGTTGAACTAAACCATTATACAACATTGCTTGAGTTTTTCTATCAACTTTAATGTCTCCCAAGTTGCCATCTTTTAAAGTATCATATACATTTTGCATATAAGCTTTAGATGCTTGTTCTTGTTGTTTTTGTTTTAGTTGTTGCTCTTGCACTTTCTTGATAACAATTTGTTCTGCCATCTTATCCAACTTTGGTTTAAACTTAGCAGCTTGTTGTTCAAGTTTTCCTAAATCTTTCCAAATTTCAATTTCTTCAGCAATCTCATCAGAAGTACCATAACCAGTAGCATTTAAATACTCTTTAATAATAATCTCTTGATCTCTTTCAGATTTAATATCTAAATCCTTAGTTTCTTCTACTTGACCTAAAGTAGAAAACAAACCTTTTAAGTCAGTACCACCATCTGCCACGTATCTTGCTGCAATTTGTAACTCTTCAGGTAAGCTAGCAAAAAACTGTTTAGGTGTTTCACGTCTTACTTGATTAGCTTTTTCTTCCAAATTAGCTTCAATTAATTCTTCCCAATCCTTTGCTGTATATTCATCAAAAGATTTTTCATCATCAAAAGGTACTAATTTATCTTCTTTAATCATTTTTGAGAAGACATCTGAAATTCCAGAAATAGATTTTCTACCTCTAGTTTCTTTTTTTTCTTCATCATCTTCATCACCTAAACTTTCAAGAATGCTTTTACCGTCTTCTTTAGTTGGTTTAGGTGTAGTCTCATCTTCATCATCTGCAAGAAGATCTGCACTTGATGTTGGAGTTTTACCTTTATCAGTTAAATTATCTGCATCATCTGCATCTGGATCAGCAAATGAAAAATCTGCTTTTTTATTTATTCCTGAAAAAATGTTATTTGTAGCTTTAGTATCTTTTCCAGATGGCAAAGTCATGTCATCACCGCTGGGTGCTGCATTGAATATTGTATCTAAATCAATATCTAAAGTCTCTACATTACTACTCATTGCGTTGTTTTTGGTACTCATCTTATTGTTGGTTTAATAATTAATACTTTATATATATAATATAGTAAATCTTTAATTAGTTTGCATCATGCTAAACTTATTATATTTGATAATATTGCAAAGTTTTTTGCAGTATATAGCTAACGCAAACTATTTATCTTTTGGTTTTTTAGTATCATACTTGTTTTTATTCTGTATGGCTATATCTAACTGTGTTTTTGCTATTTGTGTTTGTGCTGCAATTCTTTCTCTTTCAACTTGAAGTTTCTGTGCTTCTGTAGATGACTTACTTACCATCTCCTCACGTTTCATATTCATTTGTTCTCTATATTGAGTTGTTTGTTGAATATCCTTTAATGCATCTTGGTAATCATTTACCTCATTTTTATTTATATCTACACCGGCACCATACCCAGCAGCTCTAATTTCAGCAATAGTAATATCATTCTGTCTATCCTTTTCAGCTTCTACTTGTAGCATCTGTGTTTTCATTTGAGCTTCCTGCGCCTGTGCTTGTAACTGTTGTTCTTGCATTTGACGTTGTTGTTGCATTTCTTCTTGTCTCTGAGCTGTTATTCTTGCTTCAGAATCTTTTAAGATATCTGTTACTTCACCAATAGAATCTGCTTTAACAATATTACCTAGTTCATATATACTAGCACCTGTTGTGTTATTAGTTAATGCCATTTGCTTTAACTGTTCAAGAATAGCTCTATGATTTGTTTTAGTTGTAGCAAATACATTGAAATCTCTTAATAAAAGATCTGTACCATTGATTGTAAAGTTTACCTTATCTGCTTCCGTAGAGATATAACTTAATCTTACACTTGGATTGGTACTATAATAGAACTGAGCTAAGTCTGTTCTCATTTGATGTACTCTTGGCATTAACTGATCAGAATGCTGTACAAAATAAATTTCTGTTTGAGCATATGATTGTTGCATTGCATTCATTACTCCAGTAGCTGTTTCTGCTGATACAGCACCACCCAATCTCTGTGGGTTAATACCAATTGCATCAAAACATTGTTGTTTAAAATAATTAGCTAATTGTATTCTACTCATCAATCTACTAGTTTGCTCCATGTTTAGAGTCTGGTAGTGTTGGAAGTTTACTGCATTTTCTGTATTAGTAATTGAAGTATCAAGAGGAAGCATTTGGAAATCCTTCATAGCTACATATGCTTTGGCATAATTGTTTTTACCCCAATCTTCACCCATTGAGTGACGTGGTAATGCATTCTGGTCAAACATAATTACTGTACCTAATTCATCAATTAAGATATCAGCAATCTGATTATTAACCATATTGTATCCAACTTGGTATGCTTTCATTAAATCTACCAAAGAAGTAGATCTTGTATTTCTATCAGAGAATACTCTACCCTCTACAGGTAACTTGCAACCATATAAAGAATTATTTCCTTTAAATTGGAATGGTAGTCTTCCCGGTTTAGTTCTATTAATACCTAAATAAATAGGATTAATTTCACTACTTGTAGAACTTTTCCACATAGCAGGTACATTTGGTCCTACTTTTACACCACCCCAGATTTCATTAATCCAAATCCAATCAAGATGTTCTCCTTGTAGTAAAGTATCTTTTGTTTTATTTTTGAAGATTGATGTATCATAAACAGGTTTTTCTGTTACTTTAAATGTTTCATCAACTATCTCTTGAGTTACTTCACCATCAAATTCTATCTTAGTAAGATGTCCAATTTTTCTTTGAGTCTTCCAATAAATTGTAGAAACTCTCATTAAATTACCATCACCAAAATAAGCTAAGTCTTCACTCTCTCCTAAAATTTGATTTAATATATCACCACCTCTGGCAGGATCTGCCATGTAATTACTTGTATATTGTCTATAAGCTAAACCTGGTGAATTAGTATTCCATGCGTGTGATCTTGTTGCATCATAGTAAGAACCATCATTTTGATATCCATTAACTTGATACTGAGCTGATCTTGCTGGATAAATTCTTTGTAATGATTCCAATTGTTCTTGGCTCATTAAATATCCATATTTATCTACAACGTCAGATACTGTCATCAAATCTACTTTACCAACATATGCTGAGTCAGAAATATATCTTTGATCTGGAGACTTTTGGTAGAATGTTAAAACAGGATTCCATAATTCAATATCATAATCATCTTCTAACATACGGAAATGCCAGAACTCTCTATCAGCAATAAGCATATCCCTAAAGCCTCTTTCTTCAAGCTCTTGCATTTTGAATCTTTCTTCATCAACATTTAATTGATGGGTTGCCCATTCTTCTACAGAACTTCTATATGACTTACTAAAAAAGTCTTCAATTTCAGGTAATGTTTTAATATTTTCAGGAGCAAGTTGTTGTTTAGCTTCATCAGATGATGGATCTAAACCCATTTGAATCATCTTTTGTACTAAATTTCTTTCAGCATCTGCAAGTAAAGCTTCTTCAACTTGCATTCTCTTTTGCTCAAGCATTTCATTATAAGATCTATCATCAACTGCTCTGAATTGTACTTTATTGTATCTTTTAGAAAACTCCCCACTTAATACATTAATTACATTTGGGATGATAGGATAAAATTTAAGTTCTAAAGCTGAATCATTTTCTTTAGTTAAAACATCCATTAAATCTTTATAGTCATTATCAGGTTCAACTATATAGTCTGTTTTATCTATGATTCCTTTGGCTAATTTGTAATTTTTTAAAAGTCTTCTGGCATTAAGTTTTAAAAATTGAATACCTTGGAGTTCTAACCAATCTAAATTCCAAGCGGCCCAATCATCTGTTTTTTCAGAATAAGGTAAAAATTGAATAGGTTGCGTTAAACTAGAAAAGGTAGGTCCTTCAGTTTTTTTTGCACCAGCCTTTAACTGCATTGCATTAAGTACTTTCATTCTAAATTTAATTTAGTTAATTTATTTATAATTTTTGAAGCCTGATCTTTTAATTGTATTTCCAGTATTGTTTCCTCTACGTCCAATATTTTTAAACGGACTATACTTTAATTTATACAAATTTTCTGAATTTACCAAAGATTTTTCTTCTGATTCACGTCTTTTTGAAAAACCCCTGTTTGATTGTTGTATTTTTACAAAAGCTATTAAAGCTCCAAATGCCACTAATCTATCCACGTTAAGTCCAGGATAATATGCAAGCATTTCTTTTATTAACATTCCATCAGGTATTCTTTCAACACCTAATGTTTGATTTGTAACAACACCACTGACATCAGTTTCTTCATCTATAACTTCTCTTAAAAACTCAATTGCATATGATATCAAATGGCTTTTAAATAATGTACCTGTATTTTTCCATCCATATTCTTGATAAACAGTATTGTTTGAACCAAGATCTTTTAAAAATAAGATTTGTTGTTTAGGTACTAAATATCTTTGTTTCTTTCTAGAAATCATATGTTGTATAAACAAAGATATGTTATTCTCAACTATAGTCCAGGCATTATACCATTCTATAATTAATTCTAATCTTTCATGTGTTTTATTAATATCATCAAATCTACCACACCAAGATGCTACAATTTTATCTTTCTCTAAAAATTGTTCTACATCTCCAGATATCATAGTCCTTGTAACCTCTGTTGCATTCTTATAAACAAAAATACTACACAAGGAATCTGATGTAGTTGTCTTGCCTTCTGATACAGGGTCAATAGAGGCGTAATAAGCCCCGAACTCTGGACTCTTGACTGGACGTTCCCAAACAACAATACTTCCCGTCTTATCCACTTGTTTCCTGTCTACAGGGAATCTGCTTATTGGAAGTTTGTTTGTTCTTTTAGCAAATATACCTTTCTCATCTCTATCTAATTCAATAAGTTCATAAGGATATTCTTTTTCTTCAATTCTTTTTTGTTGTCTACTAAGAATACCTTGTGGAAATACAGATGCTTTTCTATATGCAAAAGCTTCTGCAATGTTTAAAGGTTTTTGAGATATCCTTAATTGAAACTGTTCACCATTTAATTCATTCTTCCATCTTTCTCTTTCTTCATGGATTGCTACTTCAGCTTCTTTTACTAATGAGTTTCCGTAGTCATCAATGTATGGAGGCATTGACCATTGTTCTGGAATAAATAATCCTGCCATACCTATTGTACCATCTGCATCAATAAGGTCAGTTTCTACAGCATATATGTCATTTGCTACTGGGTTAGTAATCATTTCTTTCAAAGGATTACATTGTTCTAAATCTCCCACTGAACCAGCAGCAATAAACATACCTGTAGTAATCATACCTGAAGACATAGCAGGACGTAAGTACTCATATGTTTCAGACATCTTTGGAGCAATGCCGGCTTCCTCATGAAAGAAATAGGAACAAGGTCCACCTACTCCAGTAGTTGCATTTTTTTCAAATGAACCTCCTTGTATTTTTGACTTTAATCCTCTTGCTGTTTTTCTATTACCAATTTTAACTTCAATTTGTTGTTGCCATAACAAAACTTTTTCTGGATTACTTGGTCTATACCAAGCAGTATGTTCATTTAAGAAGGTTTTATATTCATCTAAAAATTTCCATGAACCTTTGTCATTTATAAAATCTTTAAGTGATGCACCAATCTTACAGATACTACCTTCCTCAAACCAATAGGTATTAATAATTTTACCCATATGAAAATATGAAGATGCTATCTGACGTTTCTTTAATATAGCTGAATGTTTGTAATGTAGTTCTGCAAGTTGTTCATACAAAGCCATATGATACTGAGCATCACGTACTTTAGCAAAACCATACTTCTTTTCTTCCTTATCAAAGATAGGTAAGAAGTTTAACCACATATAGTAGTCTCTGGTTAAATACCAGCTTTTATCTCCATCATCATAAATAACTCCCTCTCTACATTTGATTTTTTGATCTTCCCAATAGTCAGTAAAATCTTTAGACCTAAATGGTTTATTACAATAAAACCCCTGTTCATTAAATATTTGAGCTTGTTCATTAAACTTAAAAGAAAGTTCATTAAACTCATAATGCCCAGGAACATTAAATATACTTAAAACATAGTCTATAAAATCTTGCCTAGTATCAAATTCCGTAGTTGTCCAAGAATTATTTTTATATGTAGGTATGGATTTATACATACTTGAATTTTGCAAATACATCACCTTCATGGATCAGTAAATGTTCTTCATTATCATGCATCATAGACGTTGGTAAACAATGCTCACTATATTGAACCTCATCACCTATTTTGATTTCTGTAATACCCTCACCCACAGCTACTACAGTACCTTTATTTTCAAATTTTTGAGCTGCATCAGGTATAATAATACTTGTGTTTTTAAAAAATGTTTCAGCTTTTTTTTGTTTAATTAATAATTTTTTACCTACTGGTATTACTTGTTGTGTCATATTTTTGATTTTAATGGTTTATTATATTTGGTCATATGCTAATCCTGCACCACCACGTACAGAACTTTCTTGTTCTTGTTTCATATCAATAAAGGCCCCTTTATATGATTGTCTAATCTGCTCAAATTTAGATGCTGCATTTACCATAGAGTTTATGTTACCATCTCTACCATGTTCAATAGCAGTTACTTCCATGTATTTAGCCAATCTATCAAGCATTGATTTAATACCTTTGTAAGCTCTAAATGTAGGTGTTTCATATAACTTATAACACATGTCTAATGCATATCTTATTTTAGGATCTTCTGGTGAATCTTCTAATTGAACTTCTTCAATAATGATATCTTCTTTTTCATGTTCTGGTATATTAAAAAACGGATTCATATCTGGATTAGGACAACTCATATAAAATATATACTGATAGATTTTTAAATAACTATCAGGATAATTTTCCATAATGGCATTTAAAAAAGGTAAAGCATAGCAATGTTCTGATGGAATTACCTTACTGTTCTGGATGTCAAATAGTCTTACTAACATAATTAAGTTAATGTAGGATTCATATAAGCAACTATTGATTCATAAGAAGCTGTACTATAAATATTAAAAGGACCTGATAAATATATTTGTATTATACCTGGTATATAAACTGTTGCTGTAGGATCCCAAACATAACCTACTCCAATAATTTTTGTAGGATCTATGCTTATTTGTGATGCACTAGATGAATTCCAATATAAATTTAGTGGTGCAGGACTATTTGGAAGTGTTGCTATTTCTAGTTGTATTTGTGTAATTGTTATACTTGCCATAGTTTTATTTATTATCTTTTAACCACATCATTAATGAATTAACTTCATCCTTTAAATAAGGAACTTCATACATTTTGATTTCATCTAAAATGGGTTCTCCATTATAGTGTTCATTTATTGGATATCCGTTTGCGTCTTCACCTATCTGTTTAAACTTAACATGTTGAATTGTAAGTTTACCAATCTTTAAAGAAGGGTTATGCTTTTTAATAATATACGCATAAATACTGAGTTGTAAAGAATAATGCATTAAATTACAATCATCTAAGTGATTAATAGGTTTAAACATTTTACTTGTAATACCCTCCCAATTAGTATATCCTTTTTCTTTAATTTCTTTATTAGTTTTGTAATCATTGATATTAATATAACCATCTACAACTTCTACAACATCTGCTTGGCCACAAAGTCCTACAGATTTTAAATAAACTAAATGCTCTGGATATACACCATCAGATAACTTTTGTTCTGGTGCTAATTTTATACCCTCATCATTTATAAGTGGTTTAATAATAGGTACTTCAATTCCATTACGCTCAATAGTTTTAAAATCAAGCATATCAGATTCTCTTTGGTTATGATAAAAGTTACCAAGAGTAACAGCTCTTTGTGTTTCATTATCCCAAGCTTCTATTATTTGTTCTGCAGTCATACCATACCACTTAGAATTTTTATTCTTTGCAGATTTTTTAGCCTGTCCTTCTTTATCAAACTTAGGTTTAAACTTACTTACAAGAGATGTAACACTTAACCATTCAATGTTATCTTCCTCTATACTTTCATAAGTATGTCCATCTTCTTTAAATATTATAGCCATTATTTTATTTGTTTATTTATTTTTTCTTCCAATTCTTCAGTCATTAAAGAATCCCAAAATCCTTTAGGACAAGATGTTGATAATGATCTCACCTTAAAGGCTAGACTGCATCCACAATCTGAACAACATGGTTGTGTACCAGGAGCTAAACAATTATCTCCAGAAGCATCAAATAAAGAACACTTAATGCATACTTGAAATCTATCTGTAGCTACAGCTTCAATGTGTTCTTTTTTAAATATGTTATTCTTAATTCCTTCTACTATTTGGTCAACATTTTTAAATGCTGCTAAATATTTTTTCCATTTTCCTTCCATATTACTTGGCTTTAAATTCTTTTTTTGTTAATATATCAGCTTCCATTTGATCTAATGCTTTACACATTTGTTCAATATTGCTTTGTATAGTTTCACTTTGAGCATAACCATTGTATGTTCTTTTAGTTAAATTACCCAGCATGCTTTTATTCTTTTTAATTGAGTTTTCTAATTTAGTCTTTCTCAAATAAAAGGTTCCCAATCCATCTACATTTATCCTAGGATATTCAAGTGCAGATAATTTCTTTCTTAATTTACTATAATAAAAAGATATAAAATCATCCACTACTCGCGGGTGTACACCAACTTCATCAGCTATACCCTCTTTAAAGTCCTTATGCTTCTTGGGATTCACGACCTAATATCTTATAGTCTAACAATACCAAACCATCTATTTGAACATTAATAATTTTGTTAATTGAAATAGTCTTTTTATTTACACCATTCTTAACTATTAATTTTTTCTTTTCTGCTTTTGCTAAAGCATTTCTAGCTGATTGTGGACTTTTAAATATTTTATGTTCAGTCAAAAATATACAAAATTTAGTTAATTCAATTTTTGGTTGCTTGGATAATTCCATTAAACATTTAAGATCTGAATTACTAATTAAAATATTTTCAAAAAAACAATATGTAAGTATCTGATACTTAATGGTTTCATTAATATCTACTTGTAATTTTAAATCTACTTTGTTTACTATAGCCATTATTTTAAACTCATTATCATATCAACTAAGTCAGGATGAGGATAACAATCAAACTTATCCTTTCTTACATTGGTATGTGTTAATAATCCTTTAATTTTTCCACTAGCTGCATCTTCATTATATTCAAATGCTTTAGTTGCACCGTACTTTTGTATTAATTGTTTTAAACCCAACCTTACATCAACACTATCTCTTTCAGCAACATACTTAATCCACTTTTCAGTTTCTTTAATTTGTTTGTCTGAATATGCATGCCAGTATAAAAAGCCTTTGAAAGCTTCCTTTAATGTTGTTACTTCATCTGGATGAGCAACAGTTCCTACATAGGTTTTATAATCTTTAGTAAGTTGCCCCATTGAACAAATTTCTAAACCTACAGAGTGTCTATTCATCCAGCCTGATTTAGTTAAACCTAAATGCCAACCTTGGTTTCCTGCTGGAAAAGCTTGAACCATTCTACCATCATATTTTGCATCACCATTGTGGCAATTTTTACCACCTAAAACAAATTCAGTTCCAATAGCTCCTCTATCATCTTTATTCCACATATCAACACAAGCAAAAGGATTGTTATTTCCTGCTGTATGATGTAAAAATATATATTCATTTTTAATTGGTCCCTTAATATATTCTTTTGGAGATAAATAATATTTATGAATTATTTGATTATAATTAGTTTTGAATATTTGATCAGATATATCTGAATCTTCATCAATAGCTTCTTGAATTGTAGGTACTTTGTTAAACAACAATGTCCACATATCTGAGTCTACAATTCCTGTAACTGGCAGATTATTAGATAGTTGAAATCTGATTACAGCTTTTTCTGTAGCAGGTCCAAATTGAGCATCCTGCTTTAATAAGAGTTTGGATTGGAGGGTCTGAACATCAGGTCCAGAATCCCCACTTTTTAACATCTTCATTGTTTAGTCAATTTGAGATGCAGCATTTTCCATTGCTTCTTTAAAAGCTCTTGCTTCTTCTGAATCAGCTGGTACTTGTCCACCTTCTTTTTGAGAAGCATAGGCTTGTGCCATATACATTTGAGCCTGTAATCTTTCAGCTCTTGATTTCTCAATAGTAGCTAAAAGCATTTCATACTCTGCTTGTACTTCTAAATGTGGAATGTTGTCTTTGTAGAATGCACTAATTTCTTCTCTACGTGCGTTTAATTCTTCTTTAGTTAAGATAGGTTCTTTCTCATCTAAAGGATTGTTGGTTGTTGATTGTGCCATTTTTTTATTTTTAAGTTAAACAATATATTACAAATATATAATAATAGTTTAAATAAAAAAAGTTTAATGATTTTTTTTATATTTTATTTTTTTCTAATAAAGCAATTACGATTTTCAGTTCTGACGCTTTAGTAAAAACAATTTTTCCGTCTAAAACATCAACGGTCCATTTATCGGCTTTAGCTTGATCTGAATCACTATCACAAGATAAAAACCCCACCTCACCCACATCCTTAGTATAATAATACCAAGGTTGTGGGCTGCCACTTGACTCAGGTGTTTCATCAAAACGTTCAAATCCAAGTTTAATCAAATCAATTTCTTTCATATACACTCATGATATTCCTTTAATAGGAAGATTGACATTACTTCTTTTTAGTTTTTTTATGGGCACTATCCTTCATAATCTTTCCATCAGGCATCATATGATATCCTTTGGGTATTACTTTTTTCTTATCTGTCTTCTTCATGTTAATTCTATTATAATAATATAAAAAATAAACTAAATACGGTAATAAATCCTATAGTAGTAATGATTACATCTTTCTTAGTAGTAGCTTCATCATCTGTGCCTTTAGCCGCTATAACAGAGTTAGGGTCTAGTTCATATCTATTCTCTGACTCATTAAAGTTATAAAGCAAATAGTTCCCATTAGGGATTAGAATAGAACCACGCTTATATAACGTATCTCTGACTAAGGTAGGCTTAATCTTAGTAATAGAGTCAATCTCTATCTTAAGTTTATCAATCTGAGTTTTAGTATTTTTAAATACAATATTGATATTCTCCGCTTGTTTCTTTGTCATTACAACAACGGTATCCTTACCCTCAATTCGTTGAGTCGGATATGATTGGCTCAAGGTTAAAAGGGGTAGATTTATCAGTAGAGTTAAACTCAACAACTGCTTTAGTTTCTTGTAATTCATTTTTTAATTGTATTTTTTCTTCCTGTAATGTTTCTATACTTTCTTTCATGCCACTTACCTTGCTTGAAGACATCTTATCAATCTGTTTTGTAAGAATAGTAATCTTTTTTAATCTATCTTGAGATTTTGCCATAAGGGCATCTAACTCTTTTTCTTTAGGGTCTACCATCTTTGGTGGTTGTGCAAGCACAACAGTCATCAAAAGTATAAGTATAATTGCTATTCTCATTTTAATATTTGTAACATTTCAACCTTTGAAATCATATAGCCAAGCGTTGAATCACTTTTTCTAATATGCTCTGTCAACTTATCAACCTTTTGATTTAACATAATCACTTCTGTATTATATTTATCTATCTGCTTAGTATAATTCATTTTACCATCCACATATAAATAACCAATAGCGGCTAGAACAATAAACAATAATCCTTTTACGGGATCCTTGCTAAACTGCTCAAATGATATTGGCATTGCCGAAGGTACTTTAATCTCTGTTTTTTTAGGTATTGCCATTATTATTTCTCCTTTTGTTATCTATATTTTGCAGCTTTCTTAGCTACGGATTTTGGTTGCTTTACGAATTGTTTTCCTTTGGCATTACCTGCTGCCTTGGCTTTATTAGTAGCTGCTTTCTCAGAAGCACTTAATGCATCCCACGCTGCAGAAGGCAAATATCTTTTCTTACCTTTAGACGGTTTTCCGTCTGAGGTCTTCCACTTCTCATTACCCCATTTCTTTAAGGACTGTTGTGATTTAGCTAATGCCATTACTTATAGCCTCCCCCTGCTTTTTTATATTGAACAGCAAGTAGTTGTGCTTTACGAGCAGACCACTCACCTGGATCACCACCTTTACTCCCTGCTTTAATCTTATTGAAGAGATTCTTACGCATACCTGGTTTAGTATAGTTACCGGCTGCGTTTACTGTAGATTTTGCTTTTGCCTTTGCCATTACCATTTAACTTTATCAGCCCAGTATGCTGCGCTCATTTTACCTTTACTAATATTTGATGCGTGTCTAGCTTTGAATGATTTCTGTCTAGCTTTACCTGCTGCTGTAGTAGGATTTGCCCCAGCACCACTTACGCCTTGTTGACCAAATCTAATAGTCTTTACATTATCTCCTTCTTTGGCCACAACTACGTGTGACTTAGTTGGATGTGACGGAGTACGTTTTGGTTTATTATAACCAGCAACTCCGGCACTTGCTAACCTAGAATCTTTTTTGATAGCCATGTTTTATTTATGTTGTACAAATATAAGTACCGTTAATATATGCTTTACTAATTGAAGTTAATGTTACAGGAAGTGCTTGTGTCCATAATCCTTCTCTAATTGGAGAGTTAGCTCCACCAGACTGTTTTAAATAATGTAAGTCTAATACAGTTGTAATACCAGCAGTGTCTGCATTAAGTATTGTATGTCCAGTACCTGTGTCTGGATCAACATTAGGATCTGCCCAAATCCATCCATTAAAATGATTATATCCAAAAGCAGGAGCAAATGGTAATGCGACTTTATATTGACCAGTACCAAAATTAGTAACTGTTGTAAAATCAATTTGTATTACAAAACTAACTAACAAACCTGATTTAATATAATAAGAATTATACGTAGGGTAAGTTGCCCCGCTTCCGGTAAAAGTCATTCCTGTTGCTTGAAAAATTGGAGAATATCTTGTATAAGTTTCTAATCCAGAAGTACCACTTATACCTTGAATACCCTGAACTCCTTGAATACCCTGCGGTCCTTGTTCACCTTGAGGTCCTTTTATATCTCCTGCGTCAAACCATACTGTACCATTCCAGCTCATCAATGAACCATCAGATAAAAGTATCCATGCATCTCCTATATTAGCACCAGGTGAACTTCCTGCTCCAGCATTAAATGCAGCTAAGTTTGCATATGATCCAAGTATAGTTACAGAGTTACCTGCAGATCCTTGAGGACCTTGATCTCCAGTTTGTCCTTGTATACCTTGAACTCCTTGCGGTCCTTGAGGACCTGTTGGGCCAGTAGCTCCAGTTGGACCTTGATTTCCAGTACCAATAAATTTCTTTAGTGCACCAATATTAATTAAACTGGCTTCCATTTTTGGTTGGGGCTTCAGCACCTCTTGAGTATCAGTGTATGCCGCAGCCACTATGTAGTCTTTATCTGTAGGAACTTTTATCTTGCGCTTAGCAATCATTCCCATTATATCCTGTAACGTACTATTCATTAGTTATTTTATTTGTGTTGTGTTTATATCATTAATATACAAAATCCTTTTGTAAAGGTAAAATAATTTTTACACAACCTTATCACGGTAACTCAAAAAAATTTTTTGTCCCCAAAAAAAATAATAGTTTTTTTAAATGTTATGTGTATTGCATTGGTGGTACCTACTACCAAATTGCTCCCCAGCTAATTTTTGCGGTGAGGGTACCCCCGCGTCTGTGGTACCCAAAACAATTAAAATATAATATTATGAGCGTTTTCTTCAGAAAATTACGTATCAATGAAACAACTGGCACAGCCACAATCATTGCTACGGACAAACCTATTACCAGCAAGCAAACTACACTTGCTGGAATGAACGTGGGAACACGTACTCAAGGTAGTGTAGTATTTGGTGTATTAAGCCTTATTGACCCTGAAACAAATCAGGTAATGAAGGCTAATCATCCAACTATTGCTGCCTTGCAAAAGAAATTAAATGCTGGTGATGAGATGCCAGGATTTCAATTGAGTAACAACCCTGTGGTTGATATTCAAACTGGTGAGCTAACAACCCTAATGTGGATTGAGGCTGTGTAACATCAGAACAAAGAGAGGAGTGTAACAGCTCCTCTCTTTTAATTAAGTTACTAATTATCCTGTTTTTCAAGAGGGGCACTACGCATACTATTGCAAGTGTTACTAATTCTTCTGCCTAACAGCTACTACGCATACCTTTCTGCTCTCCAGCTGCTGCGCTTCGCACAGCCTCAGTCTGCTCCCCAGCTAATTGTTGCACCAAGGTTACTAATTGTGCTTAAATCTATTTATTCCAGGGAAATTTGTATTAATTTGTGTGTTGATGTTTAAGTGGGTGATCTTATAGGACCAAATCCACACTCTAATTACAAAGGTAAGAATCATTAGAACTCTTATTATATATATAGCTAACAATACTTACAGCAGTAATTGGACATAGTCTTCTTCCTCTCTTATATTATTGTCTTCTCTCTCTATAGGATAAGAGCCATATCACCCGGAGTCTTATTAAAATATTGAGTCTACATTTAAATATGTAACTCAAAGCCTTGGATTTATTCAAGGAACCATAGCATAAGCGGTGATGCAACAATGCAGCTTAGATGTTCACTATGAAACATCCAAATACATTTAGCAGATGTAGAAACAAAGACTGGAGGTTTATATGCTCCCAAGAAGGTGCAAGGCCTGAAACAATCCAATTTTCTTGCAGGGGTTTAGGTAATAACTCCTGCTATTTTTAACCTTTAAAACAAAAACAATATGAAAAACACAATTATCATGGTTGCTATTATAGTAACATTCCTGATCACATGGCTTTCAATAGCCTATCTTGCTTATCTGTTAACAGATATAGAAGACTTAAGAACTGCTGCTACTACTGGTGGCACACTTCTATTTATGTTTATATTTGGATGGATACCTGCAGTTATAGTTGGTATAGATCTAGATAACTCATATAAATATGAAGACTAAATTATTAATTATTGTTGTTGTTGTGTTCTTTAACTATATCATAATTGGTATAGTTAAAACACAATACAATAGAATTGTAGTCAATCAACCTGAATACAATCACATCGTAAGAATAGATACATGTAGAGTTGTTACTGATACATTAGGTAAACCTTTTTGTATTTGGTATCAAAATAAGTTATATTTACCAGACCCTTATCAAGAAACAGACAAACAAACCCTTAACCAAAAATAATATGAACGCAATCATTTTAAAACCAGAAGTATTCACACAGTACAAATCACAAATTGGAATCATGCTTTACACAGAAGAGAACTCAAAAGAAATTAACTTCTTTACTGGTCACAAGCATCTCAAAGTAGATCGTAATCAAGTAGAAACAGCCTCAATTGAAGAAATTAGAGATGCTATTCTTGCTGATGAACACTTAAGAGAACTAGCAGAAGATAATAATCTGGTAGAAATCCATCATGATGATGAAACTGAGGACTACATTGAGTATTACTCTAATTTTAACTAATTAATACCTATCGTAATCTAAGGTTACGGTAGGTTTAACCTTTAATCACTTAAAAATCATGAAACAAATCATAAAAAAAACAATCAAATTCTTAGTTGTTGTTGCTATTCCATTAATAGCAGCATTCTTGTATGTACATAACATAAAAGAACTATTCAATTTAAGTGTATTATACATAATACTTTGGCATCTTGCCTTGTTGTTTGTATTATACAACGCCATCTTTTACTCTCATCATATGAGTAAAACCACAATCTCAAGTAGATTTCACATAAGTATTGTAAAGGCATTTGGTGTTTTTATAGCACATGATGATGCAGGACTTATTCAACTACTAATAGGATGTGTTGGTATTGAGTTTAATTACAAAGGATTATTTGCAAAATTAAAACCAAAAGGCAATCATTTAAAACAAGAAAACAAATTTTAAAACTACCACGGGTGATACACTAACAGTACCAGTAATATTATATATTATTATACTAGTAGTTAGGCCTTGTAAAACCATTGAATAATAGTGACTCAGCATCTTTTTTCTGTTCATACCTTGTTTTGTATGCTGGGTCGCTTTATTCATCTAAAAATTAATTATGGATACATATAGCATATCAGAAGATCTACTTAATAAAGTATTTCTTAACTTAATAAACTCTGAGAGTATTACAAACTCTGAAAACAAAGATGTAATTGGTAAAATTCTACTTAAAGAACTACCAAAACATTCAGTAGAACAAATTATTCATTTAACTATAACTGATGATTATTATGAACCATTAGCTATTAATGATCATTTTAAGATGAAACCCATAAGATATGATATGTCAAAGCAATATGAGCCAGATATATTACGTGATATGGGTTTATCTGATGATGAAGATAATGTTTATGGTTATGTAACTGGTGATACATCTTGGTCATCTTCAGATTACAATCCTATGTATAGAGAACTTAAAGTAAATCTTTATTATCATGATGAAAATTTTCAAATAAAACTTGTTGAAAAGAATGCAACTCCATTGGAATTAGTTAAAATAAACAAGTTAGATATCCCTTACTTTAGTAAATCAGCAATAGAACAATCAACCGTAAATCAATTAACCTTAGAACTTATGTAATTATGTCAAAAATTTCAATGCCCTTATTAAAAATAGAATCAGATAATTGGTTAGGCTTAAAAAAATCAACGGATTCTGTACCAAATGCTAAAATACCAGACTTTGGTAAATACATGAATGACAAGTATGCTTTTTTAAATGAAGCTCTTTCTAATGAAACAGATCATAACATAGCACTCTTATTAATCATGAGAGATCATGTCCAAGAAATCAAATAGATTTGGAATAGTTGCATATGAAGTAATTTCAGATCCAAATTTATCCGTGCAAGCAAAAGCTTTGTATTCAATGCTTGCTTGTTATGCAAACAAAGAAAGAACATGTTGGCCATCAATCTCCACACTATCAGATGACTTAAATATAAGTCAATCATCTACAAACAGATTGATTAAGGAACTAAAAACATGTAATTACATAAAAAGAGTAGGTAGAAAGCTAATAATTAAATAAACGTTAGCTATATATATGCTCTTTATATTTTGTATTAACACCAAATAAGAATAATTATGCTCCAAATAACAGTTTTATTATTATACATTTGTTAGTCTACTTTTAGTAAATAAACAATAAATGATAATACAATTGCCAAACGGACGTATAATTGAATGCTCAGTAGAGCAGTATCTATCTTTGTCTGATGATGAAGTTAGAGAATTAAACGGTCTTAGTGCAGGTTATACAAAAGAAGTGGGTGATCCATTTTATAATTCATTTTCTAAACCAGTCCATATTCCATTAGATGTTGATGATGAAACATTAGAAGAAATTCTTGATGAATTAATCATAGAACATGAACCGGAATTGGATGAGATAGAATATAATGATAAAATGGAAGACTCAGATTTCCACTCAGATGATATCTAATTCATAGATACATCAAATCATTTATTATTCACAATCAAAAACCAAAAAAAAAATGCAAAGTAAAGTAAACATCATTGCTGATGACATGGGAAATGTTATCCGTCAGTCTAGTACCAATTCAGAATTTGGTCACGTAAGATTACAACAAGAAAGAGTAACCTTTGGCAACACAGGTTGGGTTAAGAAATCCGTATTAAGTACATTATTACATGGTAATTTAGAAGATTTACAAAGCTTAGGTCTTGAAAATACTAAATCATTACCCGGTAAAATTATAGTAAGAGAATCATTTGAACCATTCAGTAGCACAGATCCAGATAGAGATTTTAAATATGCAGGTAATACCGGTATTATTTGTTGTCAAGATGGTCAACCTATTTATAGGAAAACATTTTATGTAACTGATTCAGCTGCAGAAGATGTATTAATTGCTCATACAAATGGTCAAGATATCAAAGATGCTAATGGTGGTGGTTCAATGTTAAAGAAAACATCAGTTAAAGTTGATGTGGCTACATCAGCACAATCATTTGGTATTAATGTAAAAGAAGAAGCTGCTTCATCATTTGATGATGTAGAATCTAGTGAAGTTGAAGAGTTAGATCTTGTAGAAGAAGATACTTTTGAACTTTAATTTTCCAATATAATATAAAAGGTTTTCCATCAGAGGAAATTAAATAAAACTTAATAGCCTTTTTATTATTTTATGTTACACACTTAAAACCTCATAACAAAACATGTATGCTATCTCAAGAACAATTAACTCAGCTCCAAACAGATGAATCAGTAAGACTCATCAGTCTCCGTGAATCACGGTATCAGTATTATGGATTATTGGAAGAATACCAATTACATCCAGCATCAATCATTAATAACTTAAGTTACAGTAAGTTGAATTCCTATCAACACTTCTTATTTAAAAGAGTATTACACGGCCTTAACGTGTATACCAAAGAAGAAATTGAAACTCTACACTGGGATAAAAAAAGAAGAATATCTAAAGTATGGAGAAGATCTCAAAGAGAGATAAATGCTTGGAAACAAATTATCTGTAATAAAAGAGTTAATGACTTCTTTCGTGCAACATTTCATGGACCAACAGCAGAATATATCATTTCTGTACCAGAAGATGAAGTAATGGAAGATTACAACAACACGTTGTCATTAAAAGATTTAGGTATTAGTTATGAAGATGTAATCTTAAGATTTATGTCTAAAGGCCTATTGCCAAAGAATTTTTTTACACTCAAAGCAAATGACAATCAAAAAAGTATCAGTCAAGTTATCAAAGACTAACTCTGAGTATTCTAAAATACGCAAAGTTTATTTAACACAACATCCAATTTGTCATGCAAAGATCCATAAGTGTTCTTTGCATGCAACAGATGTTCATCACAAAAAAGGAAGAGGAAAGTATCAGTTAGATACCACCACTTGGTTACCAGTATGCAGAAATTGTCATACTTGGATAGAAACTAATCCTACTGATGCTGTTGAATTAGGTTTTTCAGATAGTAGACATTAAACTAAAAGAATTTAAACTTAAAATGATTGATACAATATAATTAAACTTTATATTTGTATTATGATTTAATGAAACGGTTTGGCTCATTACCAAATAGTATGTCCAATATGATGAGAAGTGAGGTGATTCCTCATATGGAACTGCTAATAGGACAAGGTTCTATTTAGATTGACTATCTAATTTAAATAAGTTTATTCCTAACCCAGTGATGGGGACAGCCTTAACACCTGTAGTTGGATAGAATAGGGTGTTATATAGTCAGGTGGGCGTAATGCGGGATGGTGCCCAAGTCCAATAAAATGGTTGTTTATCCGGTTCGAGTCCGGCCCTGACTACAATAAAAACAGAATTACACACAATTTAAAAAAAAAACAATGAAAGTATTAGATATTGTAATGAAAACCAAAAACGGCTCTAGATCTTTAGGCTTTAGCCAAATTTTAATAGATTATATTACTAAAACTAAAAAATGGAATTATGTATTTGATTGCTTAGTTAATGGGCATAAAATAGATAAAACTAACTGGAATTATTAAAATCTAGTCAAGTGGCGGAATGGTAGACGCAAGGTTAACACTTAAAACCGCGAGCACAAAGAAAGAGATACGGGTCTCCTTTTACATGTTCAAATCCTGTCCTGACTACAATTAACAAATACCAGTAGGTGGAATTAACACAATCCAATAGATATAGATATTACAAGGGCTCTAATGTCCTGTTTATTAATGAATTAACTGGACAAAGTGCATGAAACTTTACTAAAACATTTAACAAGTACAAAAAAAACATTTAACAAATGACAAAAGAAATATTAATAATGTTTGCATTAACAATGCTACAAAATGCAAGTTTTACTTTAGTTAGTAGAGCAAGAAATAGTAATAGTCTTTTATTCCATACAATTTCAAGTTTAATTAGTAATGGTGTATGGTTACTTGTAATTCAGCAAGTAGTAACTAATTTTAAAAATTTACCAATTTTAATTACTTATTTAGTAGGGTCTGTTACTGGTTCTGTTTTAATGCACTATTTTAGTATGAAATATATTGAAAAATTTAAAATATTTAACAAGCACCAAAAAAACATTTAACAAAACCTTTTAAACAACAAACAAAATGGAAAAAGAATTTATGCCATACCAAGAAGCATTAGCTTTAAAAGAATTAGGATTTGATGAACCTTGTTTTGGTAGATATTGTATTGTTACCGAATGGGAAGAGCCA